CGGGCACACCCTGCCAGACATGCAGCACCACCGGGCACACCCTGCCGGACATGGATCCACCCGGAACACGAAAAAAGGCCGGCATTACCGAAACTGTTTTGAGTTTCAGACATAGCCACGGCATACCCCCTTACCATTGGTTGCAAAGTGTGAGCAGAAACGGTAAACCCTTCAGGATTGAGGGCGGCAACGGAAAGCAAAGCCGCGAAAAGTTTTTTATTTTTCATTTTGTTTTTTGTTTTATGCCTCACTGGAGGCGGTTATTTTTTTTGTTGGTGCAAAGTTATGGCTTTTATTTCATATTACAAAATAAAAACGGAATTATTTTTCGTTTTTCTTGAAAAATTATTTTTTTGACTCATTATTATATAAGAAATGGATCACCACCGGGGCACACCCTGCCGGACATGCAGCACCCACGACACTGGCGCCGCTTAATCCGGCCGTAACCATCCAGGGCGGCCGGGGGCATATTTGCCACCCATCCAGGAGCAGGGGCGGGGGGTGAAGGCACCAGTGTGGCGGCTGGTCAGCGGTGAGTTTTAGGGCTTTTGATTTTAGAGGGAATAAAAAAATGAGAGGTAAAACCTCTCATTTACATTAAGTTACGAAAATTTGTGATATATTTTTGGGAAGGTTGTTACAAACCCACCAACACAACAATTTGACTTTTTGCGTTGATTATCAGCACGTAAAGAGGAGAGAAAAAATAATGAATTTCAACAAAAGGATGCTTTTGTGGCATTTTTTCGCTGAAAGATTAGTTTTTTCCTTTGGTTCATCTACTTTCCTTTGGTCCGGTCAGATTGCTTTGGTTTAGACACTTTTCCTTTGGTTCGGTTCATACGGTGAAGGGAGTAGGTCACTTCACCGTATGATGGGTTCTTTAGGGATGAATGCGGAAAAGTTATGAGTGCAAAATCGGATGATATTGATATTACACAATCAGATAAAGTCGCCAAACTCAGCGCACATTTATTACAAGAAAGTTGATTTGATATAACGTATTTTATAAAGAGAGTTTTGATGATTTTGTTGTGCTTATTTTACTTTCTTCAGTCTGTATGTGGAGAGTTGCATTTCGGATTTGTCGGGTGTGAGCCATTCGATAGTCCAGACAGCCAATAGCGTTTCTCCTGTATTAGGGAATTTTACGCCTATTTCTTGCGGATAAACAGAATTGACGGTTTGGTATTTTCCATATTGATAACTGCCGACCATTCCGTAGTCAATAGAGAACGTACCGTTATCCTCGAAATCAAAAACATAATCTTGGTTGTTGTCAATAGCAACCCAATGCCCTTTTAGATCATTAGCGTTCCAGTAGGATGTGCCGATTACTGATTCGTCATCATCGTCGCTGCATGACTGGAAAGAGAGGGAAAATAATGAGACAATAGCCATCAAAAGGAGGGAAAAAATTTTTGCTTTCATAATTTCTTGATTTAATGAGTTTATGTATGAATGAATTTATGAATTGATGAAATGAGAATTAACGTTTTCGCATTAGGTCTCGAAAGATGATGTAACCCATGAATGGATGTTTGGAGATGCCGAAAAGGGCAAGGACGCAAAGTGGAATGAAGAAAAAGACATCACCTATCGCTGCAAGAACAAAGAGAATAATCAGCCATGGAGAGTTTTTTTCATTGTCTTTCGTTGTATTCTGCGATTCCGTATCTGCATCAGATGTATTCTGTTCATGTATGTTATCCGGAAGCAGTACTCCCGTGGACAACGATTCCTTGGGAGTTGCGATTGAACTGACGTAGGATGCTTCAGGTGGCACCATGTTGGGAATGATGTAGAGTTCCACTTGCTCTTCTTGCTCCGTCTGTTTTTCTTTTTTTACAGTTTCGTCCTTATCCATTGTATAAAAATGTCAGTTGGTGATAATTTTTGTTCCATCCACTTCTATCACGAGGTAGTCTCGTAGCCAACGGATTTCGCCGGAGTCGATGAATTGGATCATGCGCTGGTGTGTGCGACGGTTCACCTTGAGACAGATGGCATTACCCTGTTCGAGTATGCCTTTGCCGGTGATGAAGCGGACAAAAAAAGGTACACGCTGTATTTCCTTAGCTGACTGTGGAGGGTTGTAACCTGTGGTGACGAGGTTTGTGCGCAGGTCACGCCAGGAAAACTTCTCCATGTAGTTGCGGAGGTTCTGCCATGATTGGGTAGGTTGTATTTTGGGCATAGTCAGTACAGTTAAACATTTCCTGTTTCCACACCTTCTTCCTGTTCTTTCCCTTCCGACTCATCTTTTTCCATGTCATCCTCTGCATTGATGGGTACAATGGCAAACTTTTGATTGCAGGATGGGCACGTGAAAATGTTGTCGGCAGGGGCATTCTCATGAATACTGGAAATAGAGGAAAGAACAGCCTGTGAAGCATTGGGGTCTGCGGAAAAATCGAAAAAATCGAAAAACGAGCATCCTATAGCATCCGCCATCATCTTGACGTGCATGATGGATGGTGCATAATTGACCAAGGAATGAATAGTTGTGACAGACAGGTTCATACGTTCTCCCAACTCCTTATAAGATATGCCATGCGCACGGATTATGCGCTTTGCTACATACCAAGACGGTGTTTCCGTGCGTGTCGAAAATTTGGATGTTCTTCTTTCCATTGTGTTCTTTATTTTTATGCAAAGGTAGTGTAATATGATGATTTATGAAAGTAAAACGGAAATAATTTTTTATATTGTTGCCTAATAAATAAATTTTAAGCGGAAAAAAGTATGGGAAAGTGGTCAAAAGTTTCTGAAGACATGGTATCTCAAAAAATCGCCATGGTGTCATCACGACAGCACGGCGACAAACATAATCGTATAAAAAGAAAATTTCAAACCACAAAAAATTCAACGATAAGGTCTTGTAAACCATCTTTTGCAGAGACAGAGTAGGAGAGCTTGTTGATGAATCCTACCAGGCCGTTGATGCGAAAACGGCGTTCCCAGTGATTAGGTACGTCGGCCACTTGTGCTGCCGAGCATTCTATACGGATAGTATATTTGCGTCGCTTGAGAATAAAATGGGCGTATTCAGATAGGAAGGTGTCAAAAAGTCCGCGCGACTTAATTTTCTTCTCTACCTCACCTGTTGAAGAATTGATAACATCCGCATCAATAAGTGGGGCATCGGCCCATTCAGGCTGTTTCCATGCCCGGATTTTGAGAGAAAATCGTTCACCATTTCCGATACCCTCCTGTGTACCGTTATAGTCATACTCGTTGCCCCACATATCAATAGAATCGGAAGTGAGCGCATAGAGACCTGCCACGCTTCGCCATTTTGAGTTACCGAAACCATCATAATTATAATCATAAATCTGATAAGTAGCATTCGTACCACCACCACGCATTATGGCTATTGCCAGCCCCCAGTCGATTGACTGCAAGGGAGAGTTTCCATCCTCAGTTCCGGAGGGGTCATAATTCTCTTCCAACTTTATCACCATGTCAATGGAGTATTCACAGATGTTGGATGCAAGGTTCTGCCGGATTCGTTGCTCAATAAACTCATGTTCCATATCCTCATCTATGAAAGCCGCGAGGATTGGTTCACAACCTTGTGGATTCAGGATTACCGATTGTCCATCGCTCTTGTAAGAGCCAGATGCCGTCGCTATCTCTTGCTGGTAATTTACATCATTGAACACCATCGGCTGAAAGTCACTGCTTATCTCCTCCACGAAGTCCTCATTGAGTTCCGAACAGTCACCCAGTTCCACTCCTTTATACTGTCCTACCTCGAAGAGGACCGGTTTAAGATCCTGTGCCTTCTCCGCATCCGAGTTTACCTTAATGCGGTAAGCATTTCCCGTCTTCTTGTCGATATATACATTCATGTTGCCGCTGGCATTATTCTGCTGTGGTGCGCGGAAAATCTCATTATAGGTTTTATCCGTTATCGTAGATTTCTTTGGATAGTCGATGTAGTCATAGTCCGTATTATAGTCTTTAACGCCTTGGCGCACATTCGCCTTTTGTTCCTTGCTGGTACTTTCCTCACTGTAGCACATGCGAACCCCAGTAATTTTCTCCGCCACCTTGTGCATGGAAATCACCTTGCCGGGAAAGTCGATAGGTTCTTCCTGAGAGCGGAATACCTCCCGGACAAAGTAGGCACGCACATGCTTTTTCTCGTAGTTATACTCAAACTTAATGCCAAATGATGCAAAGAGAGAGTCGATGATGGTAGTCACACTCTCATCTGGGAAATTGTCGCTGTTGGCATACATCAGCATGATGTTCGCCTGAATCTTGCGTTCTATGACAGAAGGAAACACCGTAATTGACGACACGCCATCCGTTCCCACGTTTGCGATATATCTCTGTCCGTCTGAAGCCACATAATCTACACTATTCACCTGCATGTTCTGTCCATCATGGAACTCAAAAGAACCGCCACAACCACGAGAAGACAGCCAGTTGTTGATGTCATTTATGTCGGTAAAAAATGGAGTAGAACGATTGGGGTACTTATGTTCTTCGTCATACTTACAGTGTGTAGTGAAGAAACACAGGCGCCGCATGTCATCCACCTTCATCAGCTCCGAGTTGTCGAACGAGACACCAAGATAGGAAAAGAGGCAGTCAAGGAAGTAAAGCACATAGAAGCAGATGCCCGACTGCTGCCGATCGGCATCAAGTACCCAATACGGCCAGTGCTTATTATGTCCAGTCTTCTTAGTGATAGGGTCAATAGAATCTGCCGTCTTTTTCCCATCCTCGTCAATGCCATGATGATAATAAGCCACACGCGCATTGCAGTATTTTGCCGATGGATATGATTCAGACACATTGATATAAGACCTCTTCACCTTCGGGCGGTTCACAGCATTATTGTCGGCATAAGGTTCCACTGAGTTCACAATAGCCTGTTCTTTTGTCCCTGTGGTATAGCACTCCCCAGGGTAAGAGAAACCGAGTGCCTGCGGAGTAAATACCGCTACAGCAGATTCTGCCGTGGACGGATATTCGTTTATGTCCCCCTTTTTCCCCTCAAACTTCACTTGCACGTGATACTTGTATTTCAGTGAAGCTGTCACGTCACCGATTTTTTCACCAATAAGGATTTTATCTTTCAGTGGAACGTCGCGGCATGATAGGGTACCTATCAAGTCGTCAATAGAATGTTCGGACGCCGTGATGTTCATGGTCAGTGCACCATCCAGTTCCTCGTCTTCCGAAGTCACAAGCGTGCCCGAACGGAACGGCTGATTATCTACAACGATACGCATCTTCGTGTGTTCGAGCGAAACAGGTCGGTCAATGTTTGCAGGGTCATCGATGTTGCCAAGCAGGAAGCGGTTTCCCTCCATTGGCATACGAACCGGATAACTGAACATCTCGTTCTCGTTGAAAAGCGGGTTCTGATCGTCTATATCAATGGAGAAATCATCGGGCAGGACAAGCGGAATCTGCTTTCCGTTCTTTTGAGCGGTTATGGCGATATGACTATTCATTCTTCATACTATATTGATATATCAATGGCACTTAGACCGGAGAATGTTCGATAGAGTTGCACGGACACTTCACGGCCATAGTAATCTTCAAGGTATCTTTGCATACGGCCTTGTAGATGCCGCATTTCCATCATTATGGCAGGGCGATGCGTATCGCCATCTCGAGAATCCCAGATAGACACATAGCGACGTTGGTAGCGAGCCTTGCGGTCGTGTTCCACTTTTTCCCATGGACGACCTGCCCCCACACCCATATCCACAAAGCGCAGGTACTGATTGAACTCAATGCGAATGGTCTCGTTACCTACTCCAGATGACATCACTTCGTAGGTAAAAGAGCGAACTCCACTACCTGTAGCAAACCAGTCTCCACGCTTCTTACGCTCCTCATTCACTTTGGCAAAACCGGGATAAATCTCGGTCGGCCAAATGTGCTGAGTGCGAAAGTTCCTTTCGAGCGCCTGTACAGACTGGCGAGCGAACGTGCGCAGTACTACATTGACAGGGCGACGTGGAGTTTCTATTCGTGTGGCCATGATGCGTAGGAACTAAATAGTATCAGGAGAATCGGAATTATCGGATTTTTCTGACGGGTCAGAAGACTCTTCTATTTCATCTTGCTCCGAAATTTGTTGTTTGGCTATTTCCTCAGAGTATGCTTCTACGACCTCTTTCTTCTTAGCCTTCCGACGCAGATAGGAGAGCCGAGAAGTGGTCGTTGCCGTGAGCATGGCTATCTGGTCTTTGTCATTACCCACATAGGTGACGAAACGCTCCACGGTGGGAGTTGTTGCAGGAAAAGCATGAAGAGGCCCCTGCACAATGGCATATCCCTCGGATCCATTGATGATGAGCAGAGAGTCCGTGATGGACTTATGGAAGTAAATCTCCACGTGGAAATCCACCGGGAACTCTCTTCTTACGGAAGAAGACTCATCGGTTGTGGTGACGATTGTCAATGACTTAAGCCATCCCCGACGACGATACCATTCCAACACACGAAGAATAAGCAGTTCCGACTTTGGAAGCAGCAAAGTTATTTCAAGAGCAGAGCCAGCAAGATGGCTTACCGCCTTGATGATTTTCTCAAAAGTGACATCTCCATTAGACTGCCAAGTATAGAGCGGATATTCACGAAGCAAGAGAGGAAGCGTCCGCTCTACGCAGCACGGTTCCTGAAAATTGAACTTATCCATGTTTGTTATATTTTTCTTGATTGATACAAATAACGCGCGGAGCAATCTGCTCCAGTTGGATGCCAAGGATGTTCCACTCCGCGTATTTTACGGGTATAGATCCCCATTCTGCCTTGTCGAGGTTGATGCCTCGAAGCGCGGCCATCTCTGAAGCATTGAATACACGGCCGGATATAGGACAACGGCCAGTACGTTTCAATTCCCCAAGATATGCGAGCAAGTCCTGCGCATATTCATCCAGTTCCATCTGGATGCTTTCTCCCATGTCATCATCCTGTCGAGCATTCTTTGCCAATGAATTAGCCTTTGCCCTCGCCAAAAAGTAGATTGAATGCGCATAGTTCACCGACTTGTTAGCCGAAGCCTGTGCATCAATCAGAACCGAGTAAGCCATGCAAGGAGACTTTGCCATATTCTGATTACGGACAAACTCTGAATTTTCATTGATGGTACGTATTTTGTAAAAAGCCTTGTTTTTGGATCCCTTTTCAGGGTCGTGTGAGATAGGTGCATACATAGCAGCCCACGATTCGAGTATGACAGAGAACTTACAGATCATGTTGATGACGTTTTTCGTTAAGTAACTTTTCCAATTCCTCCTCGTCAATATCGAGATGTCTGGAAACCTTTGATGTCACTACTTTCTGAACCGCACGTGCCCATACAGCACCATTGCATGAAGACTCATTTTCAAGGATGCTAACGGATGTGCAGAGCACAAAAATAGCGGCTACGTACTGCCCCAAGTGTAGATTCCCGAGATGTCCGAGCAATTTATCGTCCACACCGACAGCGAGGAGGATGCAGAGCCATACCACGGTGAGGTCAGAAATCATCTTTGACATTCTTGCCGACTTTAGTTTCCCATCAGTTTTCGCATTAGGCAAAAGGCGTTTAATACGCCTGTTCAATCTGTAGGCCGTCAGACAGTCAAGCATTACAGCAAACACGCAGAGCAGTGCATACGGCACTGTGGGTTCAAGGTAGGCCCAGAGAAATCCCAATACTGCGGCACAACAACGTGGAAAGAAGTTTTGTATGAAAGAGACTATAGTATTCATTATATATTAGGATTAAATTGCCAAAGATGCAAGTGGTGAACCATTGATGTCGAGCTGCATGGAGAACTGTACCTCGCAAATGCTATTCTCCTGCCTATTCAGACCGGAAATCGTTTCATCTGCAAGGATGTGGCATGGAATCCAGTTAGCACCAATCTTAATCCATGCTTTTTTCGTCATCAGAAACTCGTGCATGAACCACGACTGCCAATAGATGTCGAGCGGACCGGATGAAAGTTTCCAAGTCTCGTAGTCGTTACTCTTAATCACGACACCGCGTGAGAACTGCCCGAAAGTCTCCTGTATAGAGCGGATGTAAGATTCCGATGTCACGTTCATCTCCGTTGTGCGCAGAGAACATACCGAAACACTTTCGAGACATCCCAAACCATTTACAAACCGAAACTCGTACCGATCGGTACGTTGAGATGCAGGAAGCGCAAATACCTCACGACCATTAAGCACCTGCAGACCTTCCTTTGTGATGTTTACTACGGAGGATGTAGGTCCGGAAGAAATACCCGCCTCACTCACCGGAGCATCGAAAGACAGCGGCAGCACCATTGTCTCACCAACAGCCACCACCTCCGGTGATGAGAACGGTTTACGAGAGAAATGTTGCGCCAGTTTACTCTTTATAGTTTCAGAACCAGAAGCCAGCAAGCGTTCGAGGTCAGAATATGCCCCGAAGACCGCCTTATGACCTTTGGAATTTGTACTCCATTTATTGAAGTCATCCGGTACATCATGCGCTTCACCATTCAGCATCCATTCATCGTGTGCATAGAGGTCATAGACAATATACGGATAAGCGGAAGGCGGTTCAACCGTATATTCGTAACTATCCGCCACCGCCCGCAGTGCCGAGGAAATATCAAAAGAAAGGATTTCCCCACTCTCGGCAGGAGAAGACAAAATAAGATCCATGTAGTTGCCACCATACAGTGCCGCATGAACAGCCAGATTAACCCTGTGGAATGCACATGCTCCATTGATAGAGTCAGCCTGGACCTTGTACGTGATGGGAGATCCACAAAGCGGAGAAGCCCCTTGAATGAGTAATCCTTTTGCCATAGTTACGTATTGGAAGTGTTATCAGAGTTCTGAGAAGTAATACCAGATTTGGAGTTATCAAGTGTTGTCATCACCTCCCGTTGAATTTGCCATACCAGATGCTTATCCCACTTGTTGAACGAAGACACCACGTTAAGCGTTTTCAGCATGATGTTCTGCGTTGGAGATTTCATCAAAAGGCGGAGCAAGTAACGTTCGCGTATGTCCGTTCCACCATTAGAACCTACAAGAGAAAGAGGAGAAGATCCCAACAATCTTGCATCAAGCCCCATCGCCATGAACACCACGGAAGATATTTCTGCCGTTTCCTTTTCGTTGGCTTCCGCTGCAGACTTGCTGTTCGCCACGATTTCTACAATCTCGAACGACTTGTGCTCCTTTCCATCTGCACCCATGAATGTAAACGCCAAGAGCGACTGTCCCGCGTTGCTGCGATTAGACAGCCATCCATTGATTTGCGCAAATAGTTTGTCGCGCAGTTCTTTTTTCTTGTCGGCATCTGCATTTGCCCCCATCTGCGTAAAGAGTTGCTGCAGGTAGTCGTTGTGCAGATAGATGACACGCCCAATAATACTGGCATTTCTCTTGCGGGAAAGGCGGTCGGAAATGATAGTAGAAAGATACTCGTAAATGTCACCTCCAAAGATAGAGTGCCATGCTGGAGTAGGGTAGTACGGTCTCCCTGCCGTGGGATATACCGACGGCATGACGAAGCGAGTAGGCCGTTTGCTCACACCTACATGATTTTTCCGTGCATTACGTACATGTTCCTCCAAAGAGTCAAGAGGAGAGTTCATGTTAAGGCATGGCAACGCATATATGAGCGGTTGAGACTCCCCCAAATCAATGAAAGGAGCATCCAGCCAGCGGTTAGAGCAATATACATAATTGATACGATTGTGCTTGTCCATTCGCTCTAATCGTGTTGTATGGCAGGTACGGTGAGACAGGCCGACAACCTTGGGGTACCAATTCTCTGTAGCAACCGGTTTTCCTTCTTTGTCAAGTGCCAGCTGATTCAGTTGCAGCTCAGGGAATGAGATACCAAAAAGTTCCTGGTCGAGAGCAAGGGAAAGCCAAGTCAAAGCAAGGTTGTTGCGTTCAATAAAGTAGTGAACCTCTGGCTCCGTATTTTCCCATTCTTTCAGCGCATCCTGCAGGGATTTAATTTGTGCTCCGAGTGACTCCTTAAGGCCATTGAAAACCATATCTGCCTCTGAGGAGATACAAGAAAGTATTGGATTTTCCTTAGATTCGGACAGGTTGGCATCGTCGCTACCGCCACTGTCAGGATGAGTAGAAAACGATGCCTTCCTATCCGAGAGGAGTTTCAACAGTTCTCGCTGCTTGTCGATAATCTGTCCACGAAGGAATGTACCCGCATCCTTATAACGAATGAATCGTGTGGTGATATTTCCACCCACATATTGTGCTGTATCGTACATTGGTTGTGGCCCGAGACCTGCACAGAGATCCGCATTAAACTTATGTCCAGACGCCGTATATGGCTGCAAGTACGTAAGGAAAGCCACGAGATTAGGCAAGGAATTACCGAATCCCCACTCCATCCAGCCAAGGCCCTTAGTACCGATGTCGTCAGAACCCTGCAAGTTTTCGTTGCCGGATGAAAAATAAAGCGTAGGAATAGACTTACGTTGGGACGAGCCAGATGCGGCAGATCCGGAACGCAGTTGCGAACCGATAAAATCCGCCCAAGAGATACCTTGAAACTCATTGACATACGTTTGGTCGTTAGGCATCAGGATAGAATAACCTTGTTCGTGAAGTTCACGCGCCTTGTCAATCATCTGCGAGGGCTTGATTCGAGAAATGTTATTCAGATTTTTTTTTGCCATTATTCACTTCAATTATTGATGTTACAAAGATACAATCTCTGTCATACGTGAACGGGACAACCCCATTACTATAGTGCGTCTATATACTTTCGTATGCCATCGACATGCAAATTCTCAATAGCCTCCTTCCCCTCATTTGAAAGAAGAAAATCTACATCCGCCTTGCTATCCTGAAAGAGATTTTCCGTCAAAACGGCAGGGCAAGCCGTGTGTGCAAGGACATAGAAATCAACCTCCTTGTCGCGGTCTCCATCCGTTGTATCTGTACGGAAAGGCTTTTGCGCCTTGGAATACATGCCCAACTTCTTCCGTTCTTCCATATAGGCAGCATAACTTTTGAGATGGACTTCGGCAGCATCGTAGAGACATTCAGCGAGTGTATCGGCTTTCGTCTTACCTTTTGATGTGTAAGCCGTCCAACCACCAGCATTCATCCATTGAGACCCACTACCTGCAGCATCAACATGTAAAGAGACATAGATACAGTTAGAGTTTCCGTAGCGTTTGCAGAGGTCATTTACCACCTTGCAGCGGTATTGCAACTCCCGTGACTGCTCCGTTTTTGGTGATGAGGACTTGATAGACGCATTTGGATGTGAATCTACCATGTCTATTACTACATTGTAGCCAAGTTTTTTTAGTTTGCCCGCGATGCCATTGATTCGAGAGCGAGAATACTGATATTCGCACAGTGACTTGTCGGGCGAGCACTTGCCTGGAGTAGTGGCGAGGTGTGCCGTGCCAAGGATGATAAGGAAGTTTTGTTTCGTCATAAGATATAAGTATTGAATTATAAATTACCAGGAATAAGCAATTTGCCATCAGGAAGAATTTTATAGACATCGGTGCTACTTACATGTGAGCGAATACCAAGCACCCCTCTTTGTCCGATTAAGGTCCATCTGACATTATCAGAAGAACCGTATGCCTTAATAGCTTGAATGGTAATCGTTTCAAGACCATCCAAAGAATGAAATGCACCTACAGACATACCAGAAGCCATCACATTTTCATTGGTAGATCCCGTATAATATGCCATGAAAATACCATCAGAGGCCTCATACGCAAGCACACCATTAGACATGAAAACGAAGGTAAGCGTAATTCCCTCGTATGCCGATGGTTCAGGAAGATATACAGTTGCCCCAGAAGGAACAACATACGAATTACCGATATTCGTGACAAGATCTACCATCTTTTTGCCATTGACCGTTACATATCCACCTTCAACCGTATAGATAGCCTTTGTACGAATAATGCCTTTTGCATCAATTTCTCCAGTAGTACCATCAATACTTATTGTGATATTTCCATTCGCATCACGCGCTTTTGCGTAGTTCAGCAAGAGGTTCTTAATGAATCCCTCTTTGGCAAGCAGCAAGTCCGTTGCTGTGAATGACAACCTATTCGATTTCTCCCAATGTTCCGTATCAAGATAAGGCTGCGTAGAAGATATATATCCTGCAGCAGCAGTACGCCTTTTCAGGCGAAAAAATGCTGTTCCACCAGTAGTAGATGCTGTAGCAATCACCACGTCACGTACCCCCTCGCAGAAGTAATAAGGTGTGTTTGCCTTCCATTCCCCTCGTGGATTGTTGCTACATTCCGTATCAGCATCATATTCGTGCTCGCACCACGCTGTAGGCATAGGAGCTTTTTCCAGTTTCGGCTGGCAGATTTCAACATAAGTGTTGAAGATGCGGAATAGAAGCATTTGTGTGACCTCTGTGATAGCCGACTTCGTTTTGAATGTAACATAGTGAAAAGTCCATCCCCCCGAGTCCGCGTTGGGCTCATCTTCCGGAGAAGTCCAAGATACATTACCATCCGAACCAAGTCCATTCTTCACCAATCCGTCCACAAAGTAAGTAGAGCCGCCAATCAAAGCAGATGGAAACAGATAAGTAGAAAACTGAGAACCATTATCTATAGAAATGACACGAAACCAATTGATGGTAACAGTTTCTCCATCGTTGCCACCTACACCAGAACTTTTATACGCATAGAAAGAGATATGATAAATTCCTGCCACCGTGACATTCAGTGTACCGGAAATTGCAGTAGTGTCCTCTTTAGAAGACACTATTGCCGCTACACTTGCGTTCCATCCAGTGCCCGGTGATGGGAAATATCCATGCAGATAACCACGTAAGGCTACAGGAGATGTTGATTCCATAGCAGCTGACGAGCAGTGACCATTGATTTGCAGTTTATATTTCCCCGCTTTGAGATAAATCTCGTGAATGGCGAATCCGTACTGCTTTGACGTTTGATTTACCATGCGCCTTGTCCGCGAGAAAAAAGACAGCGTGTACCATTCATTCGGTTGGATTTTGGCGAAAACACCAGGGACATAAAGTCGCTGTCTCAGCATCTCCTTGTAAGTGGAGCTATTTGGCCAACATCCGAACGCATTGTACGAACCACGTGCCTGTGGAATCACCTCATCAGCCTTGACCTCCCATTTATCCATTACATTTTCAGAATCGAAAGCCGATTGTTCAAGAAGGTTCGGTTGCATGGAAAGATTGTATGTATCAAGAAGACGCAGTACATTCTTATTAAGTGATGTCGTATCAGAATACTCTATATGTTCACACTCCCACAAATATGGATTAGACTGTGTAGCAGCCGTCGGGCATCCCGTTGTCCCACGCTTATACCATCCGTTTGCCGTTGTCAATGACGTGGTAGAAGGCGGTTCAATGGTAGGAGTCAGTTTGCAATAGAAATCATCCACCTTGATTCCGTTGCCCGTAGCTGCTGCTATACGAATGGGCAACGTCTCACGGTCAATTATATTCTCATCTGCTATGGAAGCCATAGTAGTAGCGGAAGAAAGGATGAACTCGTATGCCGCATAAGGTGTAGTGTTCGGTATAACCAGCGCATAGTTATTTGCAGCAAGAAGATCCTTCATCCATGCCCACGATCCATAAGTACCAGTTTTACTAACAGGACGAAAAAATATGTTGTAAGGCGCTCCACCCTGATACCACAGATTATTTACATTCGTACCCGGGTAAGATGTGAAACCTGCACCATCTTTTTTAGTATATCCACAATTTATTTTCACCGAAGCAGGTGTGAGCGCATTGGTGTTCGAGCGTGAAAATGCCGCCTCTGTCTGCGAAAGTAGAAGTTGATATACGGGAACTGGTTTGCCATTTTCTCCAGGGAAGACAGGTTTAAGCGTAAAGACAGCAGTCCGAGAGCCATAAGTAGCGTGGGACACCTGGATGGTAATACGCACCACTCCGCTTTTCGTCCAAGTTCCAGATGAAGATGATACTATGAGCGTACCACCGACAATTTTGTTTTCGGTATTCACATTGGTAGAAATAAGTCCGGCTGCATTCCCCGTAATCTCCGTTATGGTAAACACGGCTCCAGCAGCCTCCGTGACCTGCGTAGAACCATAGAAAGCCTTAGCATTGATTGTCCATGATTGCGACGCAGAAGCAATACCCGAAGCCAACACCGATACGGCATCCATCTCATTATCGAGGTCAAGCACAAATGCGGATGAACCGGAATCTCCTTTTGACCCATCCGCAATGACAGGAACAGTCTCACGGTCTATAAGTCCCGTTATGTTAGCATCATCGCTATTCGTGTTGTTGATATAGGAAGAAGTATTTTTACATAAAATAAATTGAAGTTTATCATAAGTCTTTACGTTAAATGAAGTTAGCAGAGATTTGTATGAAGTATATGAATAATAAAGGGACTGCCAATTATTAGAAGAACGAGAATGTCTCCTGAAATAAATACGATACCCATCTATTGGTGATGTAAAATCTTCCACAACAGAAATGTTTGCACCATCCATCTTTTTATATCCACATAGTATGGAGATAGACGAAGGAGTTATATCCCCCGTATCAGGATTACGCTGTACGTTAATTGCAGAAAGAGAAGGAATCAGCGCATACACCACCGGAGACACACCCGGTTGTCCTGAGCGTACTACAGATGCCGTGTAAGTAGCATTGTATGTATTCCCCTCGTAAATCACAGGTATAGAAACGGCATATTTGTTTGCTGAAAATACCGTATTAGCAGGAAGCAGCCACTTTATGTTTATCACCCCAGACGATACGATTATTGTAGGAATCTGAGATGCCAGTCTTATGGAAGATGCAGCCGGTGCCGTAATGCCAGATGTAATAAGTGAGCCACCTTTGTAGATCCGTACATTCGTTTCGAGGACGAGTGCCGAAAGTAGTTTGCCAGTACTATCTGTAGGTATGGCATCTTTTTCGTTGTCGAGGTCAATAGAGATGGCAGACTGGCCATCTGTGCCCCATACGGTAGGACCATCCACCACATAGGTAGTGTCCGTCACTCCGTTACCATCCACATAGACAGTGCGCGTACAACGCCATAGATATTTTTTTTCCGAAGAGTAACCCGCAGAAGTCAATGCGTTCCATGTATTCCACTCGCTATCCGATACAGGAGCAGCTGGCGCAATGCCATCCGCATTCGCCTTGAAACGAACATCCTGAGACTGAATACCCCGACCGGCAAGGCCTTCTGCGCCTTCGGCTATGACACGAATATCATGGCGCTCAATGTTCACCGAACCATATTTCAGTATAAAAGAAATTACGGAACAGTTGGCAGTAGAAACCAAAGAGCCGAGTGCATAGGAAGAAGATGTGCTATCTTTGATAACCGTTATAGAATAACCGGCAGGAATCGTGGACTGATTTGTGGCCGTTCCATCCGCTTCACGCTTGATTAGCGAACAAGATACAGAAGCAGGAGAGAGCGATCCATCTTCTGCTTTCAGGATAGACGAAGCTGATGGCACAAGGTCGTAGTCAATGCCATTCTTTCCGAGAGAACCGCCGAACTCGATGACAGGAGCCAACGAAGTTCCATCCGTAAGAAATGTGATAGATTTGTGCCAAAGATAGGGTAGGGCGGATGTCGGCATTACGGCTGTGCCCCCGACAGGCACATACTGCCAGCGCGAATCATTGGCAGAGGGTGTCTTTCCAGTAGCCTCGATAAGATAATAGTTATCCGTATGAGAAACGGAGACAACGGGTTTCTCTGCAGAGATTGCGAAAGTTTGAGATATGACAGTTTGCATGGAGGGAACTCATTTATTTTTGAGCAAAGATAAGGATATGAAGTAAGGAACAAGGGACAAAAATCCCCGAAGTAAGACTTCGGGGATAAAGGTTGTCAGGTCTATGACATCAATTCAGGAAGCTGTCACGATGCCAAAGATTTTGTAGCCGTGATTGGCTATGAAATCATAGCTAATAGTAACAGTCCCCTTATTTGAAGAAGTGGTCATAATTGGCACAGACCCGGTTATTTCCTTTTGCTGGCCATCGAAAAACTGTACAGAGAAATTCGTATAGTTGCTATTGATGGCCGTAGAGTCCGCCATGGTCGCCACCCATGCCGTTACCTCACAGGACTCTCCTTGATAAAGTTGTCCGGAGAAATCCGCATTTCCGTTGTTAAGAGAAACGTAGAGATATTCCGGATCCTGCGTATCATCAATGGAAGCAAACGCCGTAGCAACCCGGTTTGTATGGTTCGCATCGAGGAAGAAATCACAGCGTATGATGATATTATCCGTTACATCCGCTTCCGATACCGTGAGCGACTTGGCATCCTTAGCTGCCGTTATCTCCTGACCAGTTCCCGCATTATACCATTGTGTGAACAGCGATGTAACAGCAGAACCGTCTTCTCCAAAGAGAGAAGCGTTAATGGTTACAGTTTGTCCCTTGGAAGATATAATCGCTGATTCAGGAGAGAGCAATCCGAGATAACCCTGCGTTGTCATCTGAGCAATCTTCACATCCACTTGCGTAGCAAACGGAGCCTGTTTCCCTGCAACCTCCACAGCTCCTTGGAATCCGATGGTGTCGAGGTCGATATTCGATGCAGAAGCAAGGTTGGAGATGATGGTCAGTTTCGGAACAAGATAAGAAGACCCGTTAAGAGACACAGTAATTGTCCCCGTCTCAAAAAGCGGATCGCCACTTGCATCCAAAAAGTTCGTGGAAAGGTTGTTTGCATCGAATTGAATAGTAATGTCGTTATAGATCCATTCCGCATTGTTGATTTGTGCGGCCGTGAGATAAGAAATCCCACGGCGGATAACCGGATAAATAACAGGTCGCAAGGACGCATCATTCTTCCAGTCAGGTATGCACTTCTGCGTATTCGCATTGTAGTTTTGCGACAGTGACCCCTGCACACGCAACGACCCCTGCACCGTGATGCCCTCTTGTAGGGCCGTCAGACAGAAATGGTTAGAAATCGTATTAGCCATGACTTACACATTTAGCGATTCCACGAAGTCGTTGTAGTTCATAAATTCCTTAAACTGCGGAGAATCGGAAAGTTTTAACTCCTTTATAACCTCTGCCAAAGTCTTACGGAGCATTTTGTGCTCCTCATCGCGCGGATAGCGTTGCGTGACGATCTCATCTTTCACTCCGTCAGGAAAACGAGCATCCGACACCTCATACACATCGTAAGTGTATTGATTTACCATCTCCTCACCATCCTCATCAGCATTGAGGGTAGGCACCTGTTCAACTTGTTCGTTCGTGTAAAAAAGTCCACGGTTGGAGCCCGTCAGTTTTTCGAGTCCGAGGGCATGAGGATGAAAATCTGTAATCTGATACATAAGCGTAAAAATATAAGTTGTTAATAATTTATAGCAAACTCACGGCGGATGCGTTCCTCTTCCTCTTCGAGCGTATATACCGTACCCTCGAAATAAAGTCCACGCCAGTCCTTCTGGATTATCTTGTCACGCATAGGCAGCGCCGCCGTGCGCAGTTCCTGCACGAGTAATTGTGCACTTGTAGAGTAACGAACCAGACCTTCTCCTTCCACTACTGCTTGGACGTCGAAGTACGGTTGTTTAGTATCTGTCCTTTTAGACGGCCTTTCCTCCTTGTCCACAATTGTCTGGAGTTTTCCTATAAGCATATCCGCCTTAAACTTTTTACCCGCAAACCGCGTAGGTTGTTTTTGCATATTGATGATGTTTTTTGTAGTTATCGAATTTTTCAACTTTCTTTCTCAGATTTCTTGCATTACAAACCTGTAATATGCCGTTGTAACTGGCGAGAGAACGTGCCTTGTGGCGTGTGCGAACATATTTCTTCTTCGTATTGGATAGCATGAACACTTTTCCGTTGGGATGAAACACCAATCCACAGAATCGAAACGGAGCCTTATCAATACGTCTTATCTGATACGGTTTGAAATGCAGCCGGAGTTTTGTAGCAGCAAAACGACTCCCTTCCTTTGCAATTCGTGCAGCCTCCCACTCTGTTGGTGCCACGGCCCAAATGTCATCCGCATAGTTTACAACAATAGCTCCTCGTTCCTTGAGGAAACGAACCAACGGAGCTATCATCAGCGAAGCGATAAGATGCGAGATTGGGTCTCCGATTGCCAGTTTACTCTGTTTCATAATATGATTTCTCAAGAGGGATAATACCACTTTGTCAGAGATGATATGTTCCAGCCGTTTCATCACAAGCACATTGTGTATGTTATCATAAAATTTGCGTATGTCTCCCTGCCACATATACATTGCCTGAGACGAACGCATAATGCGCTGCACCTTGCGGACGACCGACCATCGAGAATCAGAAGCCGTCACACCCCGATAGGGCAATCCAGCACACATGTCATCCGTTGCCTGATTGATGATAAGCGGTTCAACGGCACCTTTGTATAAGTTCTGGACACAACGGTCTTTATAAGGAAGAACGGAAATATCCCGTTCCTTTTTCTTGTCGTGAAGTTTGAAATGCCGATACTCCCCTACGCGATATTTCCCAGAAATGATGTCTGCCATTACCTGCTTAGAAAATCCATCGACATCCTGCATTACATCCGCTACCTCCGGTTTCTGCCGTTGTTTCGCCGACTTTCCCTCATAGGAAGTATAACAAGCATCGTAAAGATTGCTGGCGTTGTAGATATATGCACGAGTACTTTTTCGCATTGTTTTCTTGTTATTTCCCCCAGGATTCCCGGATTGTCTGAAAACATTATGCTGTTTCGGACTTTCCGGGTTCTCCTTTTGGGCATTATTATTTATATATTGATGATAAAATCACCTGTGTGCGCCGATTGCGGAGTTCTTGACTATCCCCGCGTCCTACAGCCGCTTTTACTGCGCTGTCTGACAGGATTCTTGCTCCCACTGTAAGAATTGTTTGCTCCTTTGTATGAGCTGGCTCTGCAACTGCCTTGCTCCGAGTGAACCGGTGTATAAACACAGAGACACAGTGAGAAAGGGCTTATATGATAGGCTGAAACATGTAGTAAAGCTACACGAAACAGTTGCTATTGGCGCTGGGTTACGAAACCGATGTTCGAGTTCGAGTTCGAGGGCGAATTGTTAGCGTTCATCGTAAACGGAGACAAATTCGTGTTGTTAGCGTTGTTGCCACGCCGAAAACCACGGACAGAACGGGACATTGCAGCCGCCATATTAGCGAGGAAATCTCGCTTCAACCCTCACACAGCGCCGTTACTATCGCTTCACGGGGTTGTTGCGCTGTGCATAGGATTTTTTGCCATTCGGCCCAAGAGCGGAGTTTTTCACCCTATTCTTCGTCCGCTCTTCAGCTATTCAGATGCGCGGCGGCATTAACGCCGCGCATAATACCTTTCAAAGATCCCACTACTGCAGGAGTGGGGCGGGCAAGCCCGCCGTTTCCGTTTTCGCTATCGCGATGTGCGTGGGTAATTCCCACGCACGTTTACGATTGCGCTACCGACATCTCAGACGTATCGACCTCAACACAGGTGCCGAAACCGATGCTCGAGTACGAGTACGAGGGCGAACTGTAAGCGTACATCGAAAACGGAGACAAATTCGTGTAGCTAGCGAGGTTGCCACGCCGAAAACCACGGACAGAACGGGTATTGGTACTCGGTTTTCCACCTGTAAACCAATTGTACGCACCTACATAAGTATGCAAATTAGCACCTGATGCCAGTTCTGTACTTTTTGCAAGGAAAAGGCATTTATCATTGTAATCTTTACGATAACCTTCCTTTGTTCCCTGTATCTGACCAATGAAATCGTAAGTTGTCTCAAAAGGTAGAATGGTGGCAACTGCGGTGTTCTCCGAAGCATTACTGATAAGCATCTTGCTTTGTGTAGGCTGATAGTAAGCCTTGTAAAGTCCAGTGCTATCCTCTGTAAAAATTAGGCCACTCGTCCATCTGGAAGGAGAAACATCCGTGCTCCAACCACGATACATGGCACCACAGAATAGGAAATCCACCCGATGACCTTCGAGTGAAGCCCCACCCGTAGGATCCACTGTACCTGCAGCGAACTTCGTACTAAACATCTTCCATACAACACAAGTGAGTACACCTTCAGATGGTCCGGAAAATCCATCTATATGTCTCCACTTATACTTGTTCCCTTCAAAGGAAAACCATGTCAGCTCGGGTATGTTGTTTTGGATAGCATAGAACATTACGCGCTGCCGTTCCATGATGCGCCACGGCGACCGCCAATCGTTGAGCATTTGCGCAACATATATACCTGTTGAACTGGAGATGAACCCATTTTTTCCCAATGAAGCATAGCGTGTGGTAACACTATCGCCACCCAAGTAGCGCACACCATTGACAGCGAGATTGTCATTAGCCTCCCACCGCGCGGATGTTGTTGCAGCATCGTTCGAGCAGAAGCCTGAGCCCATTAGAGAGGACTTATGCGCATCGAACGTACCACCCTCTGCAATGATATGGCCTACCATGGTGGCCACAGCCTTTGCATGTTCGTTGAAGAACGGAATTGTCTTAGAACGATCGGCATTCAAGTTCATGGCATACTGCTCACCTACTGGTAATGAGAGATTCGTTGTGTGTAATCCACCGGCTCCTCCGAATATGGCCCCATTCGCATCGTAAGTTTCCGTGATAGCATCACCGACTCCATTATAAACAAACTTACCTACAAGACCATTCATCACCTGATAAGATCCGTTCCACTCGGGATTATATGCACTGTGCATACGAGTTACACCATCGGAATCTGCATGAGCCACACAATTGTCAGGAGAAAGACCAAGCGGTTTGATATGTTCAGCAGCATGTCCCTGCCACTCAAACATACCACGAGACCGGAGGAACACATCATAGGTGACACCATTCACTGTAACATGTCCATTGATTTGATAAAGGTCATAGATATTCGTGATATGCACCTCACCCTCGCTACCATCCAATGCACGAGCATGACCGTAGTCATCCACATACCAGTTCAAGTTGTTCAAGACATAGAGCAACCGGCCGGTTCCCTGTTCAATCAAGCAAGGACGAATGCAGTCAAAGACAGACTCCATACCTACATCGTGCTTATACGTGCGGAAACCCAGATTCGGATCAGAAGTACCTGCTATGCGAACATACCCCTCGACTCCATATCCAAACAGTTCAGATAGTTTTCCGACAGACTCCTTCAATACATCCAACTGTTCTGTGAGATTTACACCACCGGAAGACAATATCCCCATCAGTTGTTCGCCCGTGGCTTCGAGGATTTGCCCCTTGGAAGTAAGACAATATACCTTAGCGATTGATTCGCCAGAGGACAAAGATGTTTTTGCTTTTAATACACCCATATTGATAAGATTTTGAAATTATACATTATTCACAGTTCAACTTCTTGCAGTTATGGTAAGTCCGGAAGAAGACAGAATGTCATCACCGGATGATGTTTGTAATTTTGCAAACGGACCACGCAGAGAGCATTGCGGATCAGCGATATACTTGATGTCCGAAGAATTGCGCAAGAGTTTATCTGAAACAGACACCATCACATCACTTTCAGCGAGAGACATCGGAGTGTCTTTGCTGCCCTGCTTGCGAAGGGTCCAGTCGCAAAGTAGCCATTCACGCTGTTGAGCCAAGGAAAGGTCACTATGCTTCGGATTATGCACAATCAATCCGAAAGTCATCTCAGACGTTTCTGCAATCACTCTATCACCGCCATAAGAATAGACTACAGGCCGCAGGGCCGGGAAACGCCAGGCGATAGATGCCGTAGCCTCATTCGGAATGTCCGGTTTTGTCCCCGTAGGAGAAGTGTTGATACGGCACCGCAGTAAGATGTTCTCCGTGAAATCCATGTCAATGGTAAGGATATTAGAGTTTTTCCCACTTACATACCATAGGCAATCACCATCAATTTCATTCCAAGAAACCCCATTATCCTCGGAGAAATCCCAAAACCAAGTTACGATGTCAGTCTTTTCGTTAGAACCGATATATGCTGCCGCCTCGAAAGCGTATTGCGTATCTCCATAAGCAAGCGGAAAATGCTTGCGTGTGCGGTCGTTAAGAATTTGAATACTCCACTGTTCATCGGCATGAAGAATTGCCGAAAGCGGAATAGAGTCTGAGAGGACAAAAGGAGAGCCCGTTCGTGTATCTGTAAAATGCAGTTCACAGTACACGACACCCCCCTTGAGGTGCGTAAAATTCTTACGTACAACGAGTGCATTCCCGGATAGATAAAAGTCCTTGGTAGCATTCGTGTCGGTAATCTGCATATCGTCCACATACCAGAATACAGTAGGATAAAGCGCAGAAGTATCGAGTACATTGTCCGTGTCAATTATCGACCATTCCGGCATGAGCATCAATGGTCCATCCACCAAAGCACCGTTCTCGTCGTAGGCGTAAGCGTGCGTATGATCAGGAATCCATTGCTGTGTAGTCTGTCGATAGAACTGCATGGTGGACATACCACCTTGCGGCACTATCTTCATAGACGTGTTGAGTGGTGCATATTGAACAGCCACTGCCAATGGTTGAGAATTATTCAGCCTTTTCATCAGTGTGAGCGAGCGATGATGTCATAATCCAAGAGAGACGAAAGCACGTAATCCACCAAGTCCTTCGGCTTGATAGAGCAAGGTTGCCCATCGGAGTCAATACCCATGATGCGCACTACATTCGATGCTGCATCAATCTCAGGAGTATCTTTCGATGTAGCAGCCTCGATAGCGGCACCAACATCAAAATACTTAGACCACCATTCGGTGTCTGTCACCGGATGACCACAGTTATTCGGTTTTCGTGACTGATAGATGGCCGTAGCCAACTGCACCTGGTCCAGCACATCGTAATTAAAAGAAGGATCATACTCGCCACGCGAGAAAGGGATGATACGTCCGATTATCTTTTTTGTTACCATAAATTCTATATTATTGCCGTACAATGAAATTCACGAAACAGTTGTTAATTTTTATGATTCAAAATAAAGCGTACCCGCTTCTTCATCAATGCCGAAAGTGCCGGAACTGATACCTTCCTGCTCAAGATTTCCCGTTTCCGGGTTGATAGAAAGCACGAGAGGTTCGTTGCCCTCTTCCAAGTCTGTCACTCTTTTAGACAATTCATTGAAATCAGCATCCGATGGAAAAGAACCTGCATCTAAGACAGAAGAATAAGCAGAGGAGGGCCGACGAGACGAGCGAAGACGAAACTGTTGTCCCTCAGCGAAACGGACAATAGAGACAATCAAAGAACCGCTTGCCGTGAAATTACGATGGACGACCCACGGATTAGAAGGAGACAACCTCGTTTCGAGTACCACACGTACAGGGCATTTCGTTGCAAAGCCCACTTGTACCTTGATGCCCCCATTCAGAATGGGAGAGTAGAAAAACGACTTGTCATAAGAAAAAGCGATGTCCGTCATATACGAGATAGTTTTATTTTATGGCAAAGATACAAAGAGAAGAAATGGAGAATGGGACAAACTAAAACGCGCAGCGAGACAAGAACTGCCGGAAACCCAGAAGCCGCTGTCTTGCTGCGCATGGTCAATACTCCATAAATGCAGGGGGTCACTCCGGTATAGGCATACACATCCCGGATAAATTGTTTAGATGATACCTGACCCCAATATAAAGGTCATCGAAAGCATCCGTGCCATCGGTACGGTATTCCAGTCGTACCGCATCATCGGCATCTTCGGAAAGTTTTTCACCAGCCTTGTTCTTGCGAAATCCCTTGTAGCCAATGGAAACCTCTGCCGACTGCATGGCAACAATAAGTGCCTCATTGTTTTCCCTATTAAAACGTATGGCAGGGTAGGCACAGCCGGCCAGCGATTCGTTGATGTCCTTGTACTTAATCTCGTGTGCCATGGGAGCCCTCATGTCGATAGCAATAACATTCCACCCGAACAAGGTAAGCGTGTTAATGACTACATCCTTGAAGTCTTCCATACCCTCGACAGCATATCCACGGAACTTGGCAGTAGCATTATAGAAATACACCACATCACGACATTTCGCCATCTTCGGTTTGTAGTAATGATGCCAGTCGCCACATAGTTCGCGGAGCTTACGCTCATTCTTCACAAACATGGAAGAAATGACATTGAGACATTCCTGTTTGTCGCGTTGATATAACTGCCCAGTTACAATCCAGTTGATATTCGCATTGTAATCCATGGCGATGTAGAGCGGCAGATTGTCCACCACATCCCCATCGAGTGTGCAATCCTTCAGTTTCTGTAATTCACCAAAATCAGGCGTCTCATATTCTGTATCAATCTGTTGTCCACCATGAACAGTAGAAGCCGTCCGTTTGACGATGGAAGAGTCAATGGCCGGACAGTCGTCAGGAATATATCCGTGTATATTCTCTATGTCCAGATTGGAGTAAAAACCATCGTTTGATTTCGCCTGCTTGAGATTGAGAATAGAGATGGCAAACACGATGGGTGGAAGGTCACGCTTCATCCTCTCGATATACTCCTTGCCAAGCAAGTCCACATTGTCCAAAGTCGTCGCCCGCCAAAAGCAAAACGCATAACGTTGCAGTTCCGCAATATGCTTCTTATACGACTTTGACTCGTTAATCATCTGCATATCGAAATCCTGCTCCGGTGTAATAAGATACTTATGGCAAAAGAGCAGTTCCGCTTCATCAGGAGAAATCAGATTATAATTGATGCACTGCGTCAGCATAGCCTTGTTAATGCGGTGGCCATAATTCGGAAGAATGCGGAATGGTCCCTCATGGTTCATCATAGCTTCTGCCTTCACCTTGACCGCAGCAATCTGTTCAGCAGGAAGCACGATGGGCACACACCCATCCTTCTGCGCATTACGGAGCAGTTCATTATAGAACATAATCCGTTCCGCATAATTGGTCAATTCCGCCTGAATTTCCCGGTATGACCTATTTGAAAAAGGCCCCGAAGAAGGATGCTGATCCAGTTTTTCCTCCTCCTTCTCCAGCCAGTTGCCCTTCACTGTAAGTGAGGCATCCGAAGCGAAAAATGTAGATTTGTAAAGCGGGTTTTCCTCAGAGAAAGCCGGATTGCCGAGCGGATGCACGATACCAGACAGAGCCGCCATTACCTCCCCGTCAATCTTCGACTTCGACATAAACTTGCACTCATCCGCAACGATAGAGTTGGCCGTGATAGAGTTGGCCGAACCCGTTACGGCCAAAGAAATCAGCTGCCATATCGTACCATTAGCAAACCAGATAACATTCTCCCATGATTTCGGTTTGATGATAGGCTCCGGCACCCATCGAGGCGGTTTACCCCATCCGAAGTGCGTACCCTCACGAAGGCCATAGAAACGTTCTATTGCCGCAATGGTACCCGGCACGGTACGTGTATAAAGCTGTTTACGAGAGTTTCCCAGCCAGATGTTAGTAGCCCGTGGCATAGAGAGAGAAACCCGATAGATACGAGGCCCAATAGAGCCATCCGTCTTACCGAATCGTCGAGAAGCCAGCAGACGCACATCACGCGCATTCGTATAATAGATGCGCTGTTGCATCGGGTTAAGATACACATCACGTCGTTTCATTGAAGATGTCATTTTCAGGTTCAGAATCAGGTTGTTCATCCGGCATCTGCCATGATCCATCCGGTTGCTGGAACAGTTCGACAGACTGTTTGCGTGTGAGTCCGTATTTGCGGCCCATGCGTGCCTTCTCCTCATCCGTATAGTTCACGCGATCGCGTTTGATAACCGTCACATCCCCCGTGATATTTATTTCCATGTTTGGCATCTGATCCGCCGGATTCTCCTTGTCCTTAAAGTTGTCGTACAACTGCATCTTGAGATCGGCCCCTGCCTTTACCGAGCGCGAGTCCCCCATCTTCATACCTTCCCGCATCAGCCAGTCGGACGCATCCAGTACCTTTGCGCGTTCGATATTATCAATCGGTGTGTCGAAACGGCCGATAAGATAATTCAGCAAAGCGACATCATTGGAGATCTCCGTTACCGAGCGCGGAACACCCGGCCGGATGTTCAGAACACGCACATATTCCATAGCCTTCTCGTTACCCTCCTCAGCCTTATGAAGAAAAAACGGATATTCACGGGCAGCGATACGCCGGATGATGTCTGACGGCCGGATTTGCTTATCCTGTAGCCACACCTGATAGGCTTCATACACCAGCATGGCACGGAAACGCCTGTCAGCGGACATCGCCATCTTGTCGATGGAGAGTCCGCCGAGAATCCAGCGTTCAACAAGTTCAAAGTATTTTTTTGAAGGAAGAGACATTTTGATTAGCGATTGGTTAAATTTCCGGTAAGTCCGGCACATTACGCTTCTTGTTCATCATCTTTTGATGATTTTTTTGCTTCAATAGCCGGAATAACGTTGTTGTTGCAATCGTCAATGGCTGCCTGTAGAACAGGTTGATAGACAGCAGCCTCCTGTTCACCCATCAAGGATTTCAATTCCTCGTAACGAGCCTTCATAGTAGATATACGCTTCGGAGTATTCGGTTTGTCCTTGCGAGTAAGGTATTTCACGATGTCAGCCACCTGCTTCTTCTTTATCTCCTCCTGTTCACGGACAGCAGCCTGAGCAGGGTCGTTCGCCTTGATGAAGTCAATCACCGCCGCCTTGAATGCTTCCTTATCCTCAATCTTGTCCCAATAAGGACGTAGCATGGTACGCAGTTCGGAAGGATTTACCTGTTTTTCCTCCATCTTTTTGATGAAAGTCGTGTCCTCTTTAAGGCGCACATACACAGCGGCCAATTCATCATCCACCCGTTCGTATATGCCTTCGTATTCCTCCACCAGTTTTGCAGCAGCTTGGGCGTGCGGTTCTATGTCCTTCGGATGTTTCCCATCAAGTGCCATCTGTTTTGCAATAGTTGCTTCCTCCGAAGCGCGGTTGCGCAGATCACGGACGGCATCCACAGCCTCTTGAAGTTTGAGGGGAAGCAGCCATTTCAGTTGGTCAAGATGAAGAAGCGCACCACCGGTTAGCGAGCCAGAGACCGTGGCAGGAGCCGGTGGAGTTTCGATGGGAATGTCCGCTTTCTTTCCGAATAGCGTTTCTTTATCTTCCTCCGCTTTACGTTCCTGTTCCTCCTTCAACGCACGGGCAGCAGCCTCCTGTTTGGTGGGTCGTCCCACATGCCGAACAAGAAGCGCCGGGTCGGAGAGATCCACCTTGGTATTCAACATCTTCTCCGCATCTGCCGTTACCTTGTCCGCATAGCGAGCCAGCGGTTTTATGCGTGAAATATAGTTTTTGAATCGAAGCGACTCTGCCACAAAAGATCGACAATAAGGGAAAGCAGACAGAAGAGACAGACCCAACTCGAAATCATTGCGGAATGAAGTCGTCATGGTACGCGCTTTCATCAGTTCCGGCAACACACGGGACTGCCAATTACAGTAATCCTTTGTCCACGACTGCCGCTCCTCTTCCGACATCTGAGAGAATAATTTATTTGCCATGATTTAATGAATTTATGAATGAATGAAACGATTGATTTATGAATTTATACGCAAAAATAGGAACAGGGGAAGAAGAATGCGGGACAAAACAGGGGAGGAGGGGAAACCATGCAGGGACGGGAATATAAAAAACGTCCCTCGCTATAGTAAACGAGGAACGCATTAGGAATATCTAAAAGACAACGGTTTTATCCTCCGGTAGTAGCAGCGGAAGCAAGCAGGGAATCCCAACCATCTTCCGGTGCTTCCACATAGAAGTTCGGGAAAGTGACACCACTAAGTTTGAACTCAAGAGTTGTCTGACGATCATCGCCAGGTGCGGCACCCGTGTCCGTCTTGATACCACCAGACTCCGCTTTGAGACGACGGTTGGGGTCATAGAGGATTTGGTTGTCTTCACCATCGGGTACGATGACACCGATGTTCAGGTTGTTGAAAGAACGAGCAAGCTCAGAAGTCTTGCGGTTTACCTTATCGAGGATAGCATTCCACGTCTGGTTGTAGCCACCATTTGGACCCTGACTTTCGCCCTGTACATGCTGCGAGTCGTCCTTCAGTTCAATTTTGTAGAGACCTTTTCCTGACTTAAAAGTAGGAGTAGAATACACATTCTTTGTGCGAGTAAGCGGTGCTGCAAGGTCACTCTTCAAGAAGACATACGCTACCGCAGCGGTGCCGGCTATGTTTTCCTCGCAGAAATCAGAGGTCAAGAAGTCCTCAAGATTCGGGCAATTCTGTTCAGCCATAATTATGAATGAAATTTGAGTTATACATTGGTAAAATTGATGAGTGTCGGGTGACGGCAGTGATTCCGTCACCCGACAGATTTACTCACTGAAGAAAGCTGTGAGGGCCATAGGCATCCCAGAAGCTGTGATGGAAATCTTGGCATCCGTCTTGCCGTTACTCCAAGACTTGAATGTCTTGCCAGTGTTAGGTACAGCCTCCAGTTCAATCACATCATTTGCAGCAAAATCAGCCGGCTCAGTGTATGTCTCACCATTAACCTTTACAGAACCGGCACCATCTACAGACACCACCAGTTTAGAGTTCGTGTAGTCACCGTTTACCACGTCAGGAGCGATGGAGCCGTCGGACATGACAAACGTGCTGGACAGCGGAGAGAGCAGGCGAGTACCCTGAATGGACTGAACCTGGAAGATTACATCCTGTACATCCTCGTCGGAACCGAAATGCGTCTTGACAAAAGTCTGGTTGCTGAGCGAATCCACACCATACTGCAGGTTGTCAGGGATTGTAGCCATAAGGCGGTCGCCGACACCAAAGTTGTCAGAAGGAGCAAATTCTACCTTCGGCATTTCAGGGATGATGAAGTTTCCGTTAGGCTTTCCGTCAGCGCCCTTGAGGTATTCTACCTTGTCATTGCCGTGGAACTTGTTGGAATACCCCTGAGCGATATAGATACCACGCAGGATGTCGCAGTGGAGGATGACCTTCTTCTGCTTACGCAGACGAGCATCCCACTTTGTCCACCACTCCGCTACGACATCGTAAGGAGTAGAGTCGTGCGCATCAGTAGGTGCGGTAATGGCCTCGCAAGCGACAAGATTCCCGTTCTGAGAACTGATAATTCCATCAGCCACATCATGAGCGATAACCGTGTGGAAACCATCGTAGAGTGAGAGTTTCTGGAGGTCTTCGTCCTCTGCTGTCTCGTTCTCCATATTACCGAAGAAAAGGTTAGAAGTCAGATCCTCGGCATAAGACATCAGAATAGCCTCGCAAGCCTCTGTAGCGAGAGGGTACAGCCCACCAGGTTTACCATCAGTGCCAAAGACCGTCTCGACATAGTTGTCGATGTTGTCTTTGTAACGGTTCCAGGTCAGTTTAGCCACCAACTCGCGTTCCTTGAGGAAGCCAATCTTGTTTTGTACAGGCGTACCCACCTTCTTACGACGAGTGGTGCCACCCTTGCGGACGAGGAGGTGGTCAGTCCTCTTGAACTTTACACCGGAAATCACCTTAATGCCCAAACGGGTGAGCAATTCAGGGTCGTAGTAAGCAGGACCCATGACGATCTGCTTTCCTACTTGGTTGGCCACTTGAGTGAGCGCCTCACGGCCAATGAACACAGGAGCATTATTTTCAGCCATTGTTCTAAGAATTTTAGTTTTATACTATGATAATTACTTGTGGAGTTTTGCCTTGTATTCGTCAAGAATACGCTTATTCTCCATCGGAGAGAGATTGTCATTGTAGGCCGGCATACCGCCTTCCTTGGTCAGATTAACACCTCTGCCGTTGGTAGATGGACTTTCATCTGTTGTTTCGGCAGCAGTGTGGGTAAGCGCAGTAATCTGTGCATCACGGTCGGCGATGGCCTGCTGTGCCGTAGCCAGTTGTTCCTGCACGTCATGCAGCTGCTGCTCCGCCGTCTGACGAGCCTCCTGTTCAGCCTGGATAGCCTGAGCGTGCTCGTTACGAAGTTCGGAGAGCGCCTGCTCATGTGCAGCGTTCAATTCCTGTTCACGATTTGCGATTGCATTCTGACGGTCAGCGGCATTATCGGCCACCTGCTGTTCCAGTTCTGCAACACGGTTTTCGGCCTTCTGCCTTGCAGCAGCCGAATCAGCGAGCGACGTTTCCATTTGGTCGAGCATGGCCGGCACGAAGTGTGCCCCCTCCTCATTGACCACCAGTTCCTGTACGCCACACGCCGAAGCGATGTGAGTGTATTCCTTCATTTTGGATTTAGTTTGAGAATTAGAAGTTTCTTGTGAAGCGCCACCATCGGTGGCGTTAGATTTTGTTTTTCCGGGTGCTTGTTTGGTGCGCGTTATACGTGCCGCCCCATCGTAGAGCGCGAAAGCACGAAGAATGGTGTCGCCGAAAGAAGCCTGAGCGTCACAGAGCACACCCGCCACATCCTCGGCATTGAATATCTTGCCATGAATATGGTCGTCGGTCGCTGCGGGGAAAGCAGCAAGCACATCCGAGCGAAACTCCACACCGAGGTCAGAAAGTTCTTTGACCAGAAGTTTGTCGTTGCCCTCATTCGCTATGTCACGGATGCAACGGTTCTTATCGAACGACTCAGGGTCGTAAATCTCGTGATACGTCTCGTTGGTATATTTGTTCATTTCTCCGTCCTTCTCCGTATAAAAGGCCGCCATCACACCAATACAACCTATACGGTTTTTCTGGTGCATGAAATACACCTCATCACACAATGAAGCGAGGTACATACCGGCCGACGCGCACATGCCGTCGATGAAAGCAAGGACAGGTTGGTTGAGCGAGTGCGCATATTCGATGGCCTGCTGGAAATCATTTTTCGCCCATGCCGATCCACCCGGCGTGTCGATATAGAAGATATGTCCCCGGCACATCTTATCGTTGGCCGCCCGGACGAGCCAGTCACGAAGTTCTGCAGAACCATAGGAACAAGCACCCCCATTGCGAGTGATAGGTCCCTGAACAGGCAGCACATTGACGAAAGGAGTCTCCATTGAACCGAGTTTCCAAGAATACTTCACCTTACCATCATCCGTAACCTGATATTCGAGAATATCAGGAACAGCACCTTGTGTGTGCTGTACAGCCACAAAAGGATGCTTCTTCTCCTTAAAAGAGATGGGCGAATGCGTATTCAAGTTGTGTTCAATCACCGAACGAGAAGCGTGAACAAAATCCGGAGAAATCATCCACAATTTGGTAGTCAGTATTTCAAGCAATCCATTCATATATTTGAATTATTGAATTTTCATATTGCAAAAATAAGAAAGCGGGATAGGGGAGAATGGAATGGGAAAGAGACAAAAAAGAACGTTTTAGGGAGTAGAAGCAAGTAAATTTCACTACTTACAGAACATTCCAAATGATGAAAGAACGACTCACAAGATGGAAAAATACAAGATATAATTACAGAGAAAAACAAAAAGGCCGACAGAAAACTGCCGGCCCAAAACAAAAGTTAAACCCAACGCCGTCACGCAGACGACCATTATCCAATCTTTTTACCTTGTACCACTATACCTATATATATATATTATGAAAGCGCGATAAGAGCACTCAGAGAAGACAACTTTATTTTGATTGTGAGAGAAGAGCTTGATGATTCCGTATTTTCCGTATTGCATACCGAAGTGTTAGCGAGCGAGCGAGACAACCATTTTGTATTGTCATCACGCGTAAAAACCACATGGAAGTCCTGTAAGTACAAAGGCTCCAAGGCATTTACCACCTCTGCACGCCGTAAGGTCACTGACAATTGGATGTCATGCTCATAGACAACACCTGCAGACTGACGAGTATCAGAGACTTTGACCATAGGATAGTCCGCCATCACAAATTCACCATCGTCAGGAGAGAGTGAGAAAGCTGCCACCGGAGTACCAGACAAAGCCCCCTCTGCAAGTGCCATAGACTTCGAGGAGACATTGAACGGGATAGGGAACGTACATTGGCTATCCAAATAAATCTCCATACGGACAATATCTGATATATGGTTTTCGAGACAAGACATAATATAATACTATTAAAGATTATCAGAAAAACAAGCAAATAAACGAGAACACCCAACATCCATAACTGGGAGAGAAGTATGAGCGGACAGACTGCCGCCATAAAAACATCGAAAACATATCATTATTTAACTATTTTTATGTATCAATTTTAATTTTGTTTACATATCATTTTTTCAATCTTCACCATCATATTTTGGTCGTCCACCCGTCAGTTCGTGTTCATCAATGCGAGATACAAGACCATCCTTGATGATGGCAGGACTGCTTGCCAAGTATGTCGCTTCATTGTGCCATCTCTGTTTGAGGCGTCTCAATGTTTCCCTTTCGTTAAGATCGTGAGACACTGGAATGTCGTATTCCATAAAGAACCGTTCCATGATTTCCACGTCAGAACGATGGATATTGTTTGCCTGAGCAAAGATGCGGTTGCGCGTCTCGAAATCGAGGAATACCCGGATAAACGACTCACGAAGGAGTTTACGCAGTTGGTTTGCCGCCGATGAGTCCAGCGTGTAAGACTTTGTGGTGCGCTCCACATGTCCATTAACATAAATCTCCCTTGGAATCTGTACACAAAGGAACTCGTAGGCATCCGTTTTAGTCCGGTTGTTAAGTTGTTCCAACGTACAAATCTCCGCATAAGACAGATAGTCCTCCGGGTTACGTAAGATGATAGGCTTACCACCCTGCGGCAATCGTCCACGCAACATATTCTGCCAGGCCGACTGCGAGTAGCATGATGCACGATGCTGCTTGGCTTCCGGAACGATGCGCAATCCATTAGCCAGCACCACGTACTCCTGCGTGTATGGAGAAAACACAACAGGCTGGTGAGCAGGCATTGACATGCCATCACCAGTCGCCCGCATGAAAGCAGCAACATATCTGGAAGTACGGATATAAATGTTCGCCATAATCAAATGTAAATATATAGTAAATAGACTTATATAAGAGACAATTCATCTGTTATCGCCAGAGCCACTTATCTTATGTCGTTCCATACAAGACTTCAGTTTTTTGATGTTCATAGCGATATTCTTAAATTGGGATCCAGCATCATTCAACAGTGTGGAACAAGACAAAAAAGCCACACTGACTTCCTTAGCCAGTTTAACCCGTTTATACTGTTGATATTCTTTCAGAGTCATATTTGAATAAAGTTATTGATTGTTCATTCATAACAGAAACGTAAGTTCAACCATCTTGCCACCTCCTTTTCAAGAGCGCAGCCACGAGAACTTTCGTGACCTTTGAGCAAACAAATCTCATCGCACGAGGCGAGAAAGAGACAGTCGAGTATGACCTGATATTTATATGGTATTCGTTCAAACAACGGTTGCAAGATACCCCACATACGAGTGGGATTAACAGGCTGCTCATCAGACTCACGTATCAGTTGCTCGATTCGATGGAAGTGGAGCATGTAATCCTTTTTTGTACGTCCAGACATAGGACCTGATATATAGACCCGAGCCTTTCTCGTTTTTTTATTTCTCATTGATTAAATTCATTTTTTCATAAAACATATCCAATGGGTATTACTCCTTTTACCAGAAATATGTCCAAATACAGGCTTTTCTGATGTCAGTTTCAGAACTTCGGAAACTTTGATGTCTGTTTCATTCCATTTGAATATGAGAAATCCACCGTGCATCAGAACTCTGAAACATTCATTGAAACCCTTGGACAACATATCGCGCCAATCTGAATACAATGCACCATATTTGATATGCTGATACCCTTTTGGTGTTGCTTTCTCATTAAGACTGCCATATATGTCAGCAAATTTTGAATTGCCGACGTTTCGCAACAGATGGGGGGGGTCAAAAACAACCATTGAAAAGTGTTCGTCTTCATACGGCATATTTGTGAAGTCTGCCTGAATATCAGGATCTACTTCAAATGTTCGTCCATCACACAACGTCGTTTCAAAACTGCGAATGTCTTGAAATAGCACCCTATCGTCGTTCTTGTCGAAGTAGAACATTTTTCCACCACAACAAGCATCAAGAATTGGCGAAGTATCTGTTTTGTTTATTTCTTTATGGTTTCTCATTGACAAAATCCATTTGAGACAATTTATTATATAGAATCTTTACCGAAAGACGCGCATTGTCCGAAAGCACCAGTTTGTCAGGAGAGATATAAGCATCTAATGCGTCACGGAGCGAATCGAGAGTAGGGTTAGGCGCACAATCATGGTGTCCGCATCGCTCCATTATCAGCTCATCCATTTTCCGATTATGCTCCTTGAGTAATTCCAGCATCATATATCCGCACAAGGCTTCGGTACGCATATCCTGATAAGGTGCATTCGGAAGAAGACGACGTATGTCGTTATTCATTGAGCACCACAGCACGGTAAAGTCATTTGCCGCTACCTTCAGAAATTTCTGCGATAGGGTAGAAATGCGCTTAATACCCATGTCATCCAAATTCTTTCTGAGTAGTTCATCATACCTTTTATACAGGACACCTACGGTGCGTGAAAGTTTTTTAAGCACCTCTATACGGTATTTTGCTGCCAGTTCCGTGGTACGAACCGCATACTGCCATGCTATGTCCGCTATTACCAATGGTCCCAATGCCATAAAGTAATTCTCCTGTTTGGTAAAAACCTTCAAGCGTTGTTCCACGCTTTGCCGTACCTGCTGGCGAAAGACCTCCTCCGAGCAGGGGGGGGGGGCGCATCAATGCCGACTGTAACGGAACCGATGGATTCTTGTCAGATACGGATAGGACAGACTGACAGATAGGTTTGGCCGTTTGTGTGGTAGTACGGTCATCAGGAATAGTACTGTGCATATCATCCGGCCTGTTCTCCTTATAGAAACGGTTGATAGATTTCTTCCATCGAACTATTACACCATGTTTTAGTGAAAGTTCCGTCACCTTATCTATGAAACGGTCGCACTGTGTCCAGTCGTATCGACGAGGCGAGTAAGGAGAGAGCAATCCGATACGCAGTTCACGCACAAAAAGCATTATGTCAATAATACAACTTAGAGAATCATTGAAGTCAATGACCGGTTCGATGGAAGCGAAAACGGAGAACTGCATCTCATGCAGCCGAGAAATAGCCTTTATGCGCTCCTGAGTAGAAGGGGCACCAGGTTCCATTTCATCATGTCCGGTCAGTGTGAAACCAATGTGAAGCAAATGGCGATAGGCATATAGAGAGCCAATATACACATCTTTATACAGCCAATTCACAGCCTTGGTAAGTATATATACCGGAACACCCTGAGATAGTGCATAATCTATGCACGTCATTGACAGATCCGTTGTCTGCGGAAGAAACGGGTCAGAAGAGAAAGAGAAGAACAAACCGCCATCCTCAATAATCCGCGTGCGATACTTATCCAGTTCCTTGCGGAAGATACGGACGGCCGACCACTCATCACCCAACGTAGATTTCAGTACCGCGTGCGGTCCACCCAAAGTATGAGCCATCGGTCCACGTTTGCAATAGCAATACGAGCAATTATGGTCACAACCCTTGTAAAGGTTACATGCCCATAGGGAATACTCCTCAGCCGCGCCTGCTGGTTGGTAGATAGCCTTACCCTTTATACGAGATGTTTCTTTCATATATTATCATTGTTTTGAGCCATCAACAGGGACAACGCCGATACGGAGTTTTCTACAGCCTGGAGATTAAGTATGACCGAGTGAGTAAGCTGTGCGTAATATGACAGTCTTTTATTCTCAGACATACCTTTGTCTTTTTCTTCACGGAGTTGCAATGCCATTTTTCTAAGGACATCCTCCACGAATGATTTTGTCATATCGAGTTCCTTCAGACATAATCCTAACTCTGCTGCATACATCATATATATATCTGAATTTTGTGCCATAAATTTTTGCTCCGCCATACTCTATTAAACATAATTAGTATTATATCATTTTCTCCACAGTCATTTTTCTGACCTCAGAAACAGGAAGATTGTACACATCAAGATTCGTCCACCACGATTCCTTACCTTTTTCAATATAAAGAGGTTGCAAGGCTTTTTCTTTTTCAGGACGACTTACGGAATCCACCCATTCCTCCGGTACAAATGTGTTAAATCTATTCTCCACGTACCACGTATTCTGGAAACGATAGCAATACGCACGATGCCTACGGCCATTAGTCCGTCCATTCTCACGGAAAACGACCGTAGCATAATTATTGCGCTGCATAGCCGCCATGCAATGAAGGAAGTCATCATCTCCACAGAAATGAGACTTACCATCAAAGAAAATAGGCCATATATCACGCCGGAGAAAAAACCAAATGTTATCCCTTTCTCTGTCAGACATTTGCGAGATGTACTTCGTGACAATCTCATGCCATATATGCTGCCGGAGATGAGAACCTCGAGCGAATCCTTCGATGGCGAAAAGGAAATCGTGCCAATCAAGAACCATTGTAATCATTGCCGTAACATTTAGATTGGAAATATCTTCGCATTGTCGTGAAGATTTATTTTTCTTTCAGTGAATGAAATCACACGGGAATCGTTGTAGGCGTCAATCAGCAGGTGTCCATAGTCCTCTACGCTTCCACCAAAAAGTTTAACCGTTACAGAACCATAGCATACGATATTCCCTTTCCCAGACACCACTGTTCGATCCATAGCAACGACTTTACCCTTCTCCACGTTAGCCCGGCACGCATCGGAGAGACGCACACAGGCTTTTTCTGCATTGACAAAAACATTGCAGGCACCCTTTGTCCACACCTTACGGGCACCAAACACATAGACACGGTGACGACCATCGACAACGAGTGCCGGAGACGGGGTTTCTCCATCCGCATCATCATCTCCTACGAGAATGATAGAAGGAGGTGCGGACAACGGAGGCACTTCATTGTAGAACACACCCGCGAGATTGATGTCCTCACGATAGATGTCATAGTTCTTTCGGAAAGCCTCCATCACCAGGGATGGCACCTCATGCAGAAAACCATCCCAATAGCGTTTCCATGCCGACACCAGTTCCGGTACAGTATGCGCATTGTGGAAAAAAGCCTGCGATTCCTCACAGTTACCCGACTGCGCCAGGATGCCTATGCACATCTCCTGAAAACGGGTGAAATACTCATTCTTCTCCACGATTACCCTCCTTTCTGTTCTTATCAATAGCCCGTCTCACCGAATCCCATTCCGCCATATCCAGCACATCCGTATCAGGGTCATACGTCCCAACCCAAAGGACGGTTGCCTTGTCTCCCACCACATCCTGAACAACAAAAAACTCGAACGGTTGGATAGTCGGAAAATCCACGTCCTGCATAGATATGCCATCGGCCGTAGTTCTTCTGATACGCTCCACCTCAGCCTTGGTAAGCATAGCCACCTCAGACCTCCGTCGGCCTACCGCCTTCGTCTGACAGTCGATGATATAATCATTCCACTGCTTCTGTTGCAATCTATACATCTGACAACAATAAAGATTACTGAGAAAAGTCTTCCAACGGCCCGCACCCTGTGCAATGAAAAACAGCGCGACAGGTTCGGATATAAACACCCGACGTTCCTTGTCATTCCAAGAAACCAATCCCACGCGAATCATCTTGTCAAAGATGGCAAACACCTTGGACAAAGCGGAGAGCCATTTCAGTCTCTTTTCCTCCTGACGGTGTTCCCGCCATTTTTTCAGCCATTTCATATCCGTATATGATTAAGTCAGAGAAGCATCAGGACCGGCAAACAAACGATGCTGGGAAAGGATTTCCTCGTGTATCAGAGATGCCGCCTGCTTCGCATTCGGATGCGGTTTTCCCGTATTACCGAGCAGACGAAGCCGAAAGATATGTCTCCATTCAAACGCCGAGTAGGTATATACCACGCGCGTTGCCGTATCAAGCGGCAGAAATCCCCGTGCATCCTGTGGAGGAAGACCGAGACGCAGCGCCATGCGATAAGCCCATTCCCCACACTTCCATGCCACGTTAGCCAAGAGTCGCTTCGTCCAGTGCGCACAATCATACCAGTGAGGCAAACAGATGGTGATACCACGCCCCGGACGGCCGAAGTTCACGTAGCGTGTAGATTGTTCCGCTATGCTGTTCGGACTGGTACGGTTCAGTTCACGAGATGTGCTTATCTGCGTCGTCAGACACACCGTATAGCGAAGACACATGAATGCTGTAGGGAAGTGCAGCTCAAGTGCCCGAGACACGAACCTATCTACCGACACCTCATAGGGGGTAAGAATTTTGGCAATCTTCAGATTATCATTCAAGTACTGTCCGTTTGTGGACAGGAAATATATACGGCCGTCCATCCCTTTTTTCTTGTAATATACACAGGTCACAAAAGGCGTATTCGTCAGTGCCACGCACAGACATGCCGGAACATCAGAAGTATTGCCAGATTGGAACACATAATAGTAAGACGCATGTCGGAACATCGAAAGATGTCCACGTGAAGCCAATTCATCACACAGTTCCTCCGGAGATTTCTTTCCCCCTTCGGACGCATAGCATACGCGTGCTGCACGAGCCACGTGCGCCGGATTAGAATTGTTTACCCACAGTTCTGCGGATGGAAGTATTTTTTTCATTATTACATAGATTATACCGTTTTACAAATTTCGCCTCATTGAGACAAATGTGCACATCCGTCCGGTTGCGCAAGAAAGAGTATTTGATGTTCAACTCATCCGACAATCCATCCGCTTCCACACACCACTGACCAAGGTAAAAATCGTAATGAACCGGAGCCTTGTATCGAAATGTTGTAAAAAAGCGTTCTCCATTACGGAGCATGATGTCGATGTCAAGGAATATAAACCGTTGCCCGGTGCCATCGACAAACGAATGTTTCGGAGGAGCTTTCATATATTCTTTAAGACTTTAATGTGATACCATATTGCGCACAGATGTTAAAGAATGTGCCGATACCTATGCGGTCCGGCCGGCTGAGCGCATTGAACTTCTGATCGCAGAGAGAAGCATTATACTTCTGACAGATGGCAGACACACGATGGAAGAAGTTGCGCCCCCACGGATCGGGTAAATTAGCCAGGGCAAATCCGACACGAAACCAGTCTGCATAGTCATTAGTGATGTCAATATGGTGCCGCTCCAGTTTCTCCACCAGAATACCCACCTTGTTCACAAGGTCATCCGAGGGCTCCGTATGCGGTTGATATACGGCCGCCTTTGGCGCCAGCATCTGAGAACCGAGGTCGATACCCGAATACGGGATTACATTCGGGTTAATATACGGATGTTCATCGTAGGAAGCGAAACGGATGCGCGTCACATCGCCACACTGCTTGTCAATGACGATTCCCAGTGCCGCATATTCGCGGAGCAAGGCACGGAACTGTTCCTTGTGGTACTGCGGATAATCCAGCGGGATAAGCGCAAAATACCCCGTTCCAGAGCAGGACAGCATCAGGAGTGCCACTTCGGGACGATGACGCAATGTACGAAGGACAGATTTCATATCCGAAAGCGACTGATTATCCTGCAGGTCGATGTCGATGCAAAGAAAACCCGTATGTTGAAGCAGATGTGCCGTGCGCCGACTCACATGTTCCGTCACTGAAAACAGTTCTCCTGTCTTCCGGTTCACTTTCTCCGAGGTCACTTCGCGCAGTTCAAAAAGTCCCGAAAGCGTAGCCCCAGGCAGAATCGTTTTCATCTTCTTGTAGTCCTCCCGTTTCTTCGCCTCCTTTGCCCCATACTGATCCACCAAGCCACGCAACTGCATGACCACCGATTTCCAGCGGTCAGTGAGGCAGAAGTCGCGGATGGTCATCTGCCGGATGACACTATTCGTAGTACGGTCGTAGAACCGTCCCACATTATCGTGCGCATCCGTATATATAGAGCAAAGTTTATCAAACATAGAAAAGGCTATTCAATTCTTATTTCTGTCATTATTCTTTTTAAGTTGCCCGTTATGACAGGCTTTGGGCATTTCCGCATGAAGTCGCTCCTTCATTTTGTCAAAGAAGCCACAGAACGAGTCCATCATGTCCACCTGACTATTCAGTTCCTGCATGAAGCACATCAGCATCAACATGGAAGAACCCAGGACCTCTATTGAGGTGAACGGATTGATACCTGCCTCTTTCATAAGAGTCAGTACCTTCGGTGTCATTTCTTGCTGAACCTTCAGCGACTCCTCTATGCGCTTCTGCTCGTTTTTGGATGTCAGACACCGGTCCTTGTCAATTTTCAATTTCTTAATCATATACACATTTGTATTATAAAGGTGGATTTTTACGTATGAAACGCGCATACAAACATTCCACAATATAGTTGAATGCGAGGGTGACAGCGAATCCCGTCACGACATATAGTACAGATGTGAGCCACCATGCCAGCCAAGCGAAGATCAAGGCTATAATCAGTTGAACACAGATTTCCTGTATATAATTTTTTTTGAAATAAGCATTACGCCATCGCCGTGGCTTGTCTGGATCCTTAATTTTGTAGTATCTCCAGGATGCGAATCCCCCCGTAAACATAGCAGCCAGTATGGAGCCTACAAGCAGCCAGGGAGCGTTCAGCAACGGCATAATCCAGCATCCAATGCCTAACACGAAGGCAAGCAGTGACCAGTTGAGAATGAAAAAATACCTGTTCATCGTGGTTATAATCTGTTATTGTGCTACAAAAATAAAGGTTTTAATCGGATTTACAAAATAAAATCTCTTGTTTTTGCGATTACGCCCCTTATTTTTAACGTTTAAGGTTGATTTCGATGAGGAAAGGATGAAAATCTGTCTGCCTGAGTATGTTTATCAGATGTCTTCTAATGGGACAACCCGATGACCAGTATTCTCGGAACTTAGCTCTCCGCCTTTGCTCACCACCCCACTCTCCTTATCTTTTTCCTTAGATCCTCAAAATAACTTTTTGAAGGTTGAGACAATGAAAAGGGGAAAGTCAGAAATGAAATAAAAAGTTGAGCAAAGAGACTAAAAGAGGGGAAAAGTAATTTTGAAAAATGCTCCAAAACACTGAAAACTATTACCCTTATACAAGTAAAAAGTTATTTTACCCTCTTTTTTACAAACATTCCGCACACAGGAAGAAAAACAAAAAAAAAGAAAAATCTATCAGAAACAAGCCAAAATCCCCTCATTTTGCTATCCATAATTTTTTCCTAATTATCTAATAGTCAAAAGAGAAAGTGGAACTTTCGTATATTGCTTTATGCCTTTTGAGGTCTGGGGAAAAGAGGGTCTTGGAGAGACGCAAAATTCGCAAAATAATCAGCAGGGTATGGAGAAAAACCACTTTTTCTCCTTTTGGACTTGAAAAAGGAGGGATAAAAGGAGGAAAAGTAGCGGAAATACAAGGGATTCCGAAGATGGGAGGACACTCTTAGCCCTCCTCCTTTTAGTCTCCCTAAGCATCCTTGAAAATCAGGAATGGCAAAACACACACGAACAGGAGTTTTTTTTGCGCGACCGCTTGCACATGTCAGGGGGATTTAGTAAATTTGCATTGTATATTAAATTGGGATATTGTTTGCTTTTTGTTTTGTTATAGGAATTGGAGCCTCTCCATTAGGTCAATAGCGGTTAATCCCAATAAGGTGAGACCAAAAGCGCCCCGAAGTCCAAACTTCGAGGCGTTGTCTTGTCGATAAGTGGACACCGATTGTCCTACGGAAGAAGGTTGAGGAATATGGCCGCGTTGGTACCACCGAAACCAAAAGAATTGCACAGACAAAGCCCGTGATTGTATTCCTGTGGTCGCGTGGGAATAATGAGAGATGAAGCTGCGCTGTCCTTTTCGGCAAGATGGGGGTGCGGGGAGACAAAGCCTCCTTGCTGCTGGATGATGGCATAGACGATAGTCGATACCCCGGACATCCAACACTCGTGTCCGGTAAGTGCCTTGATTGGCACCGTGAGTGGTGGCCGTTCCATCCGCTTCGTCAGTTCAGAGATAGCCTGAGCTTCCGCCGAGTCCCCATCCCTTGTAGAAGTCGCGTGCGGGAAGATGGTTGTCAGTTGCGGTACGGGTGTCTCCTTGCCCAGCGCCATACGCATTGCCGCGAGAATGCTGTCGGCCGACGGAGACACGATGTTTGGTGATGTAGAGAAACCATAACCCAGTACCTCCGCCATCGGATAGTGCAATCTGCCGGACATAGAAAACCTTTGCGCGTAATGCTCTTCCGATTCTATCACCAGTGCCGCTGCACCACCCGACGGAACAAGACCATCACGCGATTTGTCAAACGGCCGGGAGGCTGTGGAGGGGGAAGACTCATTGCGAGAGAACACCCCCAGCGCATCAAATGCCGTATAAGCCAGTGTACCCACTTCCTGCGCCCCTACCACCACTGCAGCGTCGATGATACCAGATGCTATCAAAGAGTGAGCGATGCCGACGGCATGGCCACCACCGGCACATGCCGCAGAAAGCGTCAGCGAAAGCCCGCTGAATCCAAAGATAGATGCCAGTGCCATAGATACCGTAGAGTTCAGCGAGCGAAAGACCTGAAAGCCCCCTACCCTTCGTGTATCGTGATATGTCTCCATGATGCCCTCCGTCTCGGCATTGGCACAAGCCGTGGAGTCATTGCTTACGATGAGCGCATAGCGAGAGCAGTCCGTGATGGACGCCTGTGCAAGCGCCTGTTTCACCGCCATGTAGGCATAGATTGACGGCTCGGAAAGACATTTGCGCTGTGCGTTACGCAGCGGTTCTTTTGTTAAGTCTGGCATGGAAACCAAGCCCGTGAGAGAAGATTGGTAGCCATATACCTTTCGCGCATGAGATATACCGATACCAGGAGTGCCGGAGCGGAGACTTTTCGCCACCTCTCCCTGAGACCGGCCGAGACAGGACCAGATACCTATTCCCGTGATTAAAGATTGTCGCATACAGAAGGTTTTTTGGAGATAAGAAAACTGATTACATCACGAATGGTGCGAACATTTTTAACGTCCACGCTGTTCAAATCGACCGAAAAAGCCGTCTCTATCCCAATGATAAAGTCCACTATGTCGAGCGACTCCATACCTATGTCGCAGGATAGGCTGGAATCAAGAGTGATAGACTCCTTTGGTGGCATGAATGCGCTGTCGAAACGAGCCAAAAGGATTTCGAGAATCCGAGGGAAAATTTTTTCTTCCATGAATAAATGAATTGATGAATTTATGATTTTATGAAACGCAAGACTTCAAGTACACGCAATTCCTCCTTTGTCGCAAACTCTTCAGGTGGCAACGCCCTTACGAGTTTTGCTGTATTACGATTATATTCAGTGATGCAGTATTCAAGTTTAACGCACACATGTGGGAACGGCCTACTGTTACTGTAATCCATATACTTTCCACACGACTTACGCAGCATCGGTGTGTCATCCGGAATATCGACGATAATGCAAGCATCATACGACACGATGCCTTTGAGGTACCTCCATGCCGTCTTAGGTTCATCCGGAGAAAAGCAGAACCCCTTTGAGACAGATCCACCTTTTCCACCTCTGTAATGGTCGGTATTGTTGATAAGTGTCTCTCCTGCCAAGAATTTGTCAAATTCTTGGCGAGAACAAAATCTTGTGAGTATCATTTCTTTTTGGATTTCATTTGTTTGTTAATACGCTCCATCTCCTCGTTGTGCCGTGAGATGTCTTCGAGTTGTTGGAGGATAGTCGTATAAGGTTCTCTGTCCACATCACGCGCCGTCATGGACAGATACTTCTCCATCGTTGCCGTTGTTCGCGTATAGATTTCAAGAGGGTTAGGTTGCCGCTCATTTTTCCCCACAGGTTGTTTCTTGAATACCTTGGGAAACATCTTTGCTAAATACATCATCATGGACGACCACCAAAGAAGGACAAGTTGCCAGTCACGATCAGGGAAATTGCGAAAGTAAGGTGCATTATCCGACGACTGATTGGACTGATAATGGAAGCGCGTCACGGTACGCCCCGTTTCTTCGTCAATATATGTGATACGCCGCTCGTATATAGTTGCGAGGAATAACGCCTTTGCCAAATCCACGTTTTTAGAAGCCATCAGCAAATCATTCGGAGAAATCTTCCGTCCCATCCGTTGCATCTTCACGAGATGGTTCTGTGCGTTCATATAGTTTTGCATATACTCCTGCGCAAAGCGATACCGCTGCCAGGAGAAGCCATCCATGAGGGGTGCGGGGCCACGAAAGGGCACCTTGCGCAGCGACAAACCACGGCGCCGACGGATATTGCGAAGAAGAAACAGAAGCAAGCCATTACCCTGCGTCATATCCAGCCAATCCAACATACCCGGTTGCGCCCTATTCCTCCCTTTGGCCGGGACGCCGGAAAGCCACGAGTGAATTTGCCACACATAGAGAGAAAACGTATCGTCATATCCACAGATGCGCCGGATGCACCACGACCTAAACGACCGCCATGCCCGATAAACGAAGAACCACAAACGCCCCTCATCCTCAATAGAGTAAGAGCGCATCCGGCAAAGGTAATACTGTGCTTCGACCGGCACACGAGGATTCAGCGGTTCAACCACCTCTATGTTCGTGAGTCGGAAGAACACCGCAATCTTCACCTCCATCATATCAAAAGGACGGAGAGGAGAGGAAAGGAAAGCCCGCTCCGTCATAATCTCCGCTATTGCCCGAAGTTGTGCGAGCGTACACCTGTTCCACGAAACAGGAAGTCTCAAATCTATCTGCATATCCTATACTATATACAACAAAAGTTACACATCAACCCTTCCATCTACGGTCGCCCGAATTGCGCCGCATGAAGGCAGCACCCGATGCCGCCTCTTCCGTAACGGAACCCCGCCCAAACTTATTCACATGAAGACCATTGCGTTGGATAAGCGTCATCATTGCCGCGAAACCATCGAGCGAAGCACGGAGAGACGCCACATCCTCGGAAGAAAGACCAACAGGATGCGTGTCAGTCGTCGCGGAGAAGTCCTGCACGTTGCCACTGTCGTAAGCACGATATGTCATACCTGAGCGATAGCGGTCGAACTTCACAATTTCCGCCATAAGGTCAGGCCGTGCCATCATCATGGCCGCTGTCGTCTCACGACCGATAACCATTTCCGGTCCACGTTCCGCCACAAGTGCCGGCTGTCCATTGATGAGTGTCGTGATAGGATCGCGGACAAGCCCAGTGGACAGTTCACCCCCATCCTTGGCCGCATACACATTACCATCGTTACCCACGACCGGATAAGTTTTTCCATCCTCTACACCTCGGAAAGCCTGCACGTTACCACTATCATAAGTCAGCATACCCGTGACCAGTTTCACATTCGGCCCAGCATCCGAAGACTTGTCGCCGCCACCCCCAAAGAGCGAAGACACCTTGCTCATAGCGAATGATAGCAAGCCATTCAACAAGGCCGTGATGACCGCCACGAGCGGAATACCCCACCAACCGAGCGAACCAATGATTTTAGACGCGCCACTGGCGATACCCATCGTCGTGTTCGCCTGCGTCTTGGCCGATTCCGTCTGCACCTCCTGTTGCGTCTGCGTCTGCTGCACCTGCAAGGTCTCCTGACCTATCTCCTGCGTAGCCTGTTTGATATTACCCTGTACCTCCTCATTCAAGAACTCCTGAGCCTGGCCACCCACCTCTTGTGTTTCGGTGATTTGGTCCTGCTTATCCGCTTCGAGCGCGACCATTTTCTTAGTCGATTTCTTCATTGACACAGAAGTAAGACGGTCATTCATCTTCTGCATGATGCGCCGTTTAGCATACTCTTTAGTCATCTCGATGGTCTGCTTCATAAAGGCTTTAATCATTTCACGGGTTGCCTCCTTCATCGCCTCTTGTCCTGCATCCGCATCCTCCGTCATAGTCGCGAAAGCCTCTCCGATGGAAGACCCGAAATCCTCGACCGGAGTCGCCAACTGGTAGATGTCATTGATACGCTGCTTCATCTGTTCGGCCACAGAGCGAGCATACTCCATTTCAGACCTTAGTATAGCCTGTTCCGCATCGCGGAGCGTTTCTGCATCCGCCTGGTGCGCAGCGAGGAAATCATAGTACGCCGCAGCAGCCTCCATCTTGAGCCGATAGGCATCAATTTCAGGGTCGTGCCCCATCGAGGATATGAATGATGCCGCACCATAAGTATCCTTTCGCGGAATACTCTCCCCATTCTCTTTGCGGGCTTGCACATCCGCAGAATACTGGCCAACACCGGACGACAGCATCTCGGTGTAATTCTGCGCAGTCTCGTTTTCATGGAACTCCGGCCGTTTCATCCATTGCTCATCAAGAATCTTCTTCTGTCTCTCGCGCGACTTTTTAAGGGCTTCGGTATAAGAGTCCGAGTATTTAATAAGTTCGCGATAGAAAACGCGGAGTTCATCACCAGACAGATTAAGGACCTGCGTTAATTCCGTGTCGGAGTTCTTCCAGTCTTCACCGAAAAGGATTGTCATCAAGTCGTTCTTATCCTTAGCAGCAAAAAGATCCGTGATGTGAGTTCGAGCCGTCAGCAACACACGTTCGATTTCATTGGCACGGCGTTGCAATAAACGCTCCGCATCTTCACCCCCTGCGAGGAGAGTGTCGGCCTGTGCTTCTGACAAATCGAAGAAACCGAGTTTCTCCATAGACTGTGTATATTCATCATCCACCTTTGCTGTATAGTTATCATCCAAGAGACGGCTTTGCACCTCTCTACGTCGTCTCTGTTCTACGGTCTCATTCGTCTTCTCATTGAGTGAGGCATTCTTCCATATCGCATCAATGGAAGCATTCCCGGGGATTTCAAGATTGGCCGACAAATTCATTATGAGATTCCGAAGTGCAACGGTATTGGACGCATTGATATTATCAAGCAACACCTTTGACTCATTGTAACCTACTTCATCAGCCTGTTCTATCATGTCCGTTTTCATTGTATCACGGAACGATTCCCATGTATTTTCCACACCCGCGATGGATTTACGAGCCTGAGAGAGTGCAAGGTTCATACGGCCTTCCACCGCCCGTACAGCAGATTCCGTGAGAGCCGTGTCCCAATTCTGTTCGTTTGCCGTGCGGAGCACCTCTGTAATCTGCCTCTGATAGAAGTTTTTTATGTTATCAATGACGGCACGAGCCTGGTCCTGAGCATCTTTCAAGTCTCTTCTCCACTCCTGCTTTTGCCGCGCCGCTTCCTCCTTGGCACGTTTGAGCGCATCTTTGTCAGGAGCTTCATTGTCAAGAGTGCCAGGTTCTTCATTTTGAACAGAGACATCGGTAATCGTGTCCTCAAAAGGTTTCCATTTCTTATTGACACGATCCATAGCGTTATTGGCTGACACTATTTGCGAAACATAACGCATTGCACGATAAAGTTGCTGTTCTTTTGCTGTCAAGTTGCGAGTATTCGATTCCCTACTCATCATGCTCATTACAGCAGACTCGCCATTATCTACAGCATAAGGAGCAACCGCACTATAATCTTCTTGCGATTTTTCGATGTCTGTCCATTTAGTTGGTACTGCACGAGAACGATTTTTAATGGCATCACTAATAATTTTAGCATCCACGTTCCATTTTTTACCAAGATCTTTTCCTATCTGTTCAATAGACTTACCGGCTTCCAAGGCATCTTCAACATATCCCTTCAACCATTCTCCATTCTGACCCGGATTAGCTCTTTCATCATATTCAGAAAGTCTGTCAGCCGCCCATCCTATACGAGGAGTCACTTGTTTTTCTATATCCTTCTCGCGGAGTTGAAGTGCAATCTTCGCTTTCAACTGTTTGACAACCTCCTTATACGCATTAGCAATGTCTTCAGCTGTGGATTTCTCATTGAGAAGGTTCGTAAGGTAGCCACCAAACTCCTTGTTAAAATTATGTATAGCTGCCTTATGTTCATTAGAACCCTTCTTTGCATTTGTGATAGCATCTGTATATCGCTTCAAGCGGTCTTCGGCAACAGCAAAATCACGGTTAAAATCAGACAGAGTAGGATTAAACCCACTCATCCATTCATCCATCTTCTGTCCTTTCTTCACCACATCATATATGGCCGACCCCAAAGCAACAACAGCGGTAATGACAAGACCTATCACGTTGGCTTTTTGAACTGTATTCAACGCTTTCCATGCTGCTACGAGTCCATTTGTCTGCAAGGTAGCAAGTACAGAAGCCTTACCCATCAATCCGATAGAAGTAGCCACTCCGGTAACAGCCGCTGCCACCCCTTTGAACAGTAAACCAGAAAGAATAGCAGGAAGAAGATAGAGGATGGATTTCATTCCAACCGCTATCATTTCAAGCAATGATTTCAAGACCCAAAGAGCAAACTTGTTGGATGTCGTATGCTTGGAAAAATCATACCAAGCCCGTGCCATTTCCTTCACCATATCCACCCCTTCCGGATTGACAAAGGCTTTCTCCCAGATATTTCCGGCACGTTCCATCAATGCCTGAGCCGTCTCCTGCTGAATAGCATATTCCTTTGATACGGCCGTAGCTTCTTCAAAAGCCACCTTAGACGTATTCAAGTGTTCTTTTAGCATGTCCACATTCTTGCTCATTGTCACCATCACATTGACAAGACGGGCACCATCAGAACCGAGGTCTTTGAATACACCTTGCAGCGCGTTCATGTTCCCCTTCTCTCTCATCTTCTCGAAGATAAGCACCATTGCATCAATGGCACGACCAGCAGAATAAAGTTCGTTTATGGTACCGGGTGCTATCTGCAATTCATTTTCTATCAGATTGTGCTTGGTCTGTAAAGAAGAAATCAGTTTGTTGAATGCCGTAGAAGCCACCTCCGGCATCAAATACATAGAGTCGGCAGCAGAACCCAGCGCAAGGAGTTGGTCCGTGGTAATGCCCGCTGTGCGTGCCATACCCGTGAGACGCTTTGCGAACTCCACGATGTTGTTGGAAGTAGCCGTAGAAGTAGCTGACAGTTGGAACATGGAAGAACCCACGGCCAGCATGGACTTCTCCACACCCATCTTCGGGATAAGACCCATCACCTCCGTTATTTTAGAGAGAGCCGTAAGTGCATCCGCACCCAGGTCCTCCTTGAGAGCCACGTTCACCTGATTGGCAGCACGGACGAACTGTTCAAGACCTGCTGTGCCATACTTACCGATACCCAATTTGGCACCGGCATACGCAATCTCATTCAACTCCTCAATCGTGGTACGAGTGTCGAGCTTAGAAAGAGACTGCGACAAATCATTGACATCCTTCATGGCCAGACCAGATACCTTGCGAATGTCAGCAAGCTGATCCGAGAATTTCAAGTTCAACCGGAACACGGCCGTAAGTTTCTGTTGAACCATGGAGAATAATTGGAAGGCACCAAAGTATGCCGTCATGTTTCTGAGCGTTGTCTGCCATGCGGACGAATGTTTTTTCACCGAATCTGTAGAACGTTCAATTTCCGCACGGACTTGTCTCAGTTGTTGTGTCTTTCTGCTATATTCCACCGTGTCCCGCTGGAGCGTTTTCATTTCCGTTTCCAGTTGCTTTGCCGCCTGCTGGAGCTTGTCAAGCGGTGTGGAACGAAGATTTTTCAGAACCTTGTTCACATCCACCGTTTCGCGATCCACACCATCCAAAGCCTCGCGAAGTGTCTTGGCAGACTGCACCAACTGGCTGCGCATCGGGTCGTTGATAGCCATATTCTTCAGCTGCTTGTTCACATTATCAAGAGCCGTCTCGATTTCCTTTGGGGTAAACCTTTTCGGATCCATGGCAATGTCTGACGCTTCCTGTGCTATCTGCTGTGTAGTTTTAGCCACCTCCTTGTTTTTGCCGGCGATAGCATCTAACTGTTCGTCCGCCTTTTTCAGTTCGTTGTTTACGTTCTTGATTTCCATCGCGGGGTCTGCCACTTGCACTCCACCCGTACCTATGGAGTCACGATAATTTGTCAGGTTCTGACGAGCTGCACGAAGAGAATCCGCGCTGGGCGTTCCTGAATTTATGGTAGCCACAGAACGATTACGCTGCTCCTGCGAAAGTTGAGAAAGCACATTCTGCTGGCGGATATATTCCGTAGTGCCCTGCTTCGTCTGTTGGAGCAAGGATTTCGTCTGTTGAATAGCCTTATTGAGCCATGCGTCTGAAGTAGAAGAGAGGTTTCCGATATGCTTACCAATGTTCAGCATCTCTCCCTGCAGCACTTTTATCTGGTCGGATATTGCCTTGTATTTCGCACGTAGGTCATCCAACTTCGGACTGTCTGTGCTCACCTTAGCCATCTCCTTTTTCACTTGACGCAGCGCACGGTTAAGTTGTGAAAGCGACGAGTTAGAGAGGTCATTCGTCACCTTCACAATACAATCCATATTGTCCTTTCCCTCTTTGACAGCGACAGAGAGCTCCTTAATGTCGTGCGCCATTTTCTTGGCACGTTCGGTACCCGCCTTTCCGGAATCCACGAGCTGCTTGTAAGTGCCTTGAAGCCTTTTTAGTTCCGTTTCCATAGCCCGGACTGCGGCCACAGGCTGCTTGGTGTTACATGTAATGATGACTTCCTGTTTTTGAGTACTCATATTGGCAGAGTTTTATCAGAATTTGACACAAAGATAGAACTCGGAGTATGCGAAAAGGGGACAAACAGAAAGCCCCGGAAGAGGGCTCCGGGGACAATAGTCATAGAGAATAAACGATAAACATTATACGGAAACTATATTTGTAATCTTCAAATCTCCATAGTTTACCGTAACGATGAAGTTAGCCACCTTACCTGACGAACCCCAAGTAGGTGGGAGGTCAGCATTGGTAATGCGCAGGATTCGTGTGGGCACCGATGATGGCCAATGTGCCTTAACCCATCCGAGGTCAGACTGCTGTTCGGCCGGTGTACGAGAGTCCACCGCTTCCCCATAATTACCGATATATCGCTCCCAGGACCAATCTTTGTCTTTTAGAGAGTCCGTGATGTCGTAGTTTCCGCAAAGAAGATGAGGATCGAGGTAGATATTCACATAACCCGGATATGCCGATGCAGAAGTGATACGCTGGCCCGATTCATTGTAAAAACGTATCTCAAGGTCTTGAAGACCATACACCATGTGCCATACGGAAGACAGCGGATGCGGTTCGTCGGCCACAGAAGATGGTGACACGAGATACCACTTGCAGCCCCCATAGGTAACGGTTGGATAAGTGCGAGAAGAGCGTTCATAATTCATTGCCGGGTCCCATTCACCCAAAAACACCTCCTGCGCATAGGCACGTGTCAGGACAAAAGAAGCGGAAGTGGTGTATGTCTCTGTTGAAGAATCCGTTTGCACGTCACGCGATGCCGCCACGATATAAAGCGCCCCATTCTCCGGAATATCCGTGAAGAAAAACTCCAAAGCAGAAGGAATGCCATCGGGATATTTTGCGGCCATGACATCGTTCCACGCCTTATCAGCAACATCATCGCCAGACTGCCGTGTGATGGTAAGTTTATAGCCACCAGAAATGATGCTGCCCTCCACATCCTGCAAGACAAAATCCGCACGGAGATGTTCGTCTTCGGCTATGGTTCCATCCGGCCGAGAAAGTCGGATGTCAATGCGGTCGGAGAAGCGAGTGAACTGGTCGAGAATACCATATATATGCGCATTTTTCGTGACGAACCCCTCTCCATCAAATTCTTTGCGAGAGACAACCCCGTTGTCGTCGACCCGCAGCATGACAAATCCAGTAAGGTCGCCCCATCCTCCCATAAAAGTATGCTCCTCCCATTCCCAAGTATTGACCCCCTCGAAACGTGCTGTATAGGAAGTCGTATAGACAAAGAATTTCTGTCGTTCAGGATGGTCAGTTCCGAAGAATCCAGAAACGGAGAGTACCGCCCACTGCTGTGGAGAAGGCGAATAAGAACCATCGGAGAACTGTCGCGCCTGTACCGTTACCAAACCCGCAGTGAGGACTTTATCATCAGGATGCGGGATGTAGTCCGCATCCTGCGCAATATAGGAAACCGTGTCATTCTCCGTGCGCTCCACCACATTGTCCACTGCAATGACCCGACAATAGATAGACTCGAACCCTGCGCGGGAGATATTACCCCGGCGGTCATCTGCATTAGCTGACGCATTTTTAGAGCCATCCATATTGTGCCAGAACCCACGAAGAATGTCGTGAACCAGGAACTCACCCGGTTCCCCGTCATTCAAGTCAAGCACAAACTGGCAGGTGTGTGCCGAAGCATCTACGGCTATCACCTCCTTAACACGACCCTTACCGGCCGAGTCCCAGCGTGTACCCGCCAACACTTCAATAGAGTTATATTTCAGCGTAGGAACGGATAGCGACTGCGAAAGTTCGAGGTTACGCGCGAAGATAGTTCCATCCGGCAAAAAACGCATACCCTCGCGAGCACCGATCCCCACCTGGCCATCCTTCTCAAAATCGCCCACAGTAACCGTCTTCTTCAGTACCGTCTCTCCCTTAACCAAGATAGAGTTATTGAATGTGATTTTGCCGTTGGCCACATCATCGTGCGTCTTGGAGAGCCAATGATTCTCGGCATAGGCCGGCGTAACGAGATGGTCGTCGGAGTCCTCTTTCGTACCATCCCCCGCCACCCCGTTGATGATATTACCATTAAGAACAAGCTGCTTTAAGGATGCCCATGTAACCGTCAGTTTCTCAAATGTCGCTTCCGCTATCGTCTTGATAAAGCGTACCATATCAGCAGAAGCCACATATTCCCACCATGTATCAGATCCACCTGCGGCGATGGACTCATCAGATGCCAGTTGTCCACTGTTGATGACCTGTTGCCAAGTGCGGTCCTGTACCACACCTCCCACTTCGGACGGAGAGATGATGCCCTGCGTAAAGATATAGTAATGCGTATTAGGCCCTACCTGCGTTCCGCTCTCATTGCATCCATAGATGTCAATCAGCTCAGAGGGAAACACCACCTGCGCATTAGCATCGGCATCCTCAGACTTCGGAATGGCAATGTACACATAACGGATAAGATTGTCGTGAAAAAACGTAGGCGATGCTACCAACGGCCATCTGCGGTAGTTGTGCGCATTGTCATATCCAAGTCCGGATATGCCACGCATATAGCACATGACCATGGAACCGGAAGAGCAGTTGGCATGGATGTAGTTGCGGTCTCCAGTAGCGTTAAGCTGTATGAAGATAGCATAATTGGAAAACCAATAGTCAGCAGGACGAGCGAGAGTCATATCAATCAAGTGAAGGCGTTACGAAGATGACAGATGACGGCCCGTTGTTCTCGAAGAGCGGAGCCGTTTCCGGCTTAGGCAATTCAGGTTCAACATACAATGGTGAAGACTTGAGCGCATCAAGAGCCACGGATGGGAGAGCAGACTGGTGAAGAGCAATATATTCAGTCAGTTTGTCGGTGATTGATACCGCCTCATTGTGTGCAACCGTGCGCCGGTCATTCTCCACACGAATAACCTTTGTACGTGCTTCGAGATAGCGAGAAGCAGCCTTGCGCAGGGTGTGGAGGACACGAGAAAGCAACGATTTCTCCGAGTTGGTGATGTCGGTCACGGAACCTTGTGAGAACATCACTATAAAGTCCATGAAGTCTTCCCCTATGACCGGAGCCAACACATCCTCATGAATGAAGCGCAAATCAGGAAGCATGGAGATAAATTTCTCACGAGAGTCGTAGATATTCAGATATTCCTGAAGGACTTTCGCCGATGGGATAACGAGAGAGCCAGCAAGATAGAAGAAGCGAGACTCCTGCCACAGACGGACAATCTCCATCTGTTCTTCATCTGCATCATCGTCCTGCGCCCAGTCTTCAAGCAACACGAGAAGCCTATTAAGCGCAGCATGTGCCTCTTTGGTACATGTAGCCTTATACGCGACGACCGCCTCGCGATCCGCCTTCTGGTAATCATCTGCCACAGACATGTTGATGCCAGATCCATTGATGGAGATGGCCTGCATGTCGATGGCACGGGAGAGAGCATCGAATACCAGGATGCGCTGTGCTACCGTGAGGAGACGGGCGTATGGAGGGAGGTCAGTCCCGTCTGTGATTTGATGAATATAAGTACCAATGCCAGAATCCGAATTGCGGAGATTGCGATAGTAATCCGTGAGCGAACGATGGAGAGACATCCCGAGCTTGTCTGACAGGAAATCATGTTCAGAGGAATCGAAGAAGCCAGAAAAGACTTCAATATGGTCAATGGCGTTGGCCGGAGCGTAGAGCCTTAACTCTTCAACAGTAGATATAAGCATGGGCGATGAAATTTTGTTTCCACAAAGGTAAGAGGAAGAACGAAGAAAATGGGGACAAAACAAAACCCGAAAAACAGAAAGACGGATTCAAAAAAAGTATTCAAAAAAGACTACCGTCTTCGGAAAATGAGCCAAAGATATAATATCCGATGCTGCCAAATACTCATAACGAGTATTCAGCGTGCAAGCTACTCCACCGTCCGCAGTATTGACAGGAACAATTTGCCCCCCCGAACAAACTTCGGAGAAGCGGAGGACGTGATGAAAAGTTTTAGGCAAGACGAATTACATTTCATGTTCTACAACTATATAGTGCATATTTCTATAAAATACTCCAGCAAGAAGTGTAGATGCTACCCCCCCATAGAACGCATATTATACAAATCCAGGAACTCTGCATGATGTGTCGGAGTCCAACCCTTCTGTATGAGTTGTGTCAAGTTCTTATTATTCGCAGCCATAATCATCATACTCTACCAATAAACACATAGGACATCTATAGTCCGATGTACGTAAACAAGGACAAACAGGCTTCCACATAGGATGGTCAATCCCCCCCCCCCATGTCGCCATTCAAAGAAATGCCCCCAAATGTGCGGAGCACATTTATAGCCAGATACTATCATCATATTCAATCAATATACCGGCATCCTGCATGTTGGCGCGGATGGTACGAGACAAGTTCCACAACGGACCACGGTTGAAATCCGGTGTACATTGACAATATACCCCCCCATTCGATATGGTAACGGAGTAGATGCCATCATTAAAGCAAACGTTCTATCCATAAAAGGTTATCTTTTTGAACTGATGTAATTGTATTTGTAAACTTCTCGGAGCCCAATTCAATAACCTGATGAAAACGACGATCAGCATGAGCGCCGCGAAACGAAAGGTTGTCGAGATCACGATTGACAGAAGTTGCAATACGAACACCTGCAGAAGATTCTTCGGGGTATCGGTCATAGATATACATATTATCTTTACATCTGCCACGACACGCACAAATGCAGACATAAGTAATACGTGCCGTTGGGGATTTTAATTAGTATCATACTCAACAAGAATAAGATTATCCTTCAAGACAGAAGTTATCGTGTTGGAGTACGAAGACAGGGAAGGAAGCAACTGCCGGTCAGAAAATCGACAAAAGCCCCCCCTATCACCATGTATGCGTCGCAAAAGACGAGCGTGTTCCGTGCGAACCGGAATAAGGACAGAAAAACACCTAACACAATCCATGCTCCTTGCGAAATGCAGCTATCTCATCATCAGACAACTTATGATCCGTATAAACGTAGATGATGTGAGCAGATTTATCTGCCTCGTTTGTCTGAAGAAACTTGATGACACTATCCGGTTTAAGGAAATAAGATTCGTCCACCTCTTCATCCAGTACATCAGCAATACATTTCAACAACTTGAAAGATTTTGGGAAACGATAAACAGGAAGACCGAGGTCACGACGGACGGACAACATGAAAACTCGCTCACGGTTTTGCGGAACTCCATAGTCCTTAGCGTTGAGTATAGCCCAATAGTTATCATATCCACAATCACTGCACACCTGCTGCCAGGCACGGAAATCATCAATGTTCACCTCATTAACCAATGCACGCACATTCTCTTGAAGCAAGAACTTCGGGTGCAAAGCACGGATGGCTTCCTCTGTGTACCACAAAATAGAAGAACGAGTACCAGAGCCTTTCTTAAGGCCTGCACGCTTGCCAGCCTGACTGATACTCTGACAAGGTGTAGAATAAGTGAGCATGTCAATGTCATCCTCTCCCTGTTCCTTGAGATGCTTACAGAAAGAATGCCAATCAATCTTCGTCATATCGCCGAGATTGCGGTCTTTCCATTGCGGGAAGAGCAAATTATGCGCTACCACAGCCGGCTGCCGTTCGAGAGGGACATTCGCTTTTTCCGGGTCAAATTCAGACCATGCCATCAACTCATAAGAAACGGTGTGCCCACCCTGGTTCGCGGCATCCACTAACTGCTGCATAGCAATAGCTTGCGAGTCATAACCGGAACAAAGCGTGACAAGCCTTATTTTGGATGGCAACGGAGCACGGAATGTAGGGTCAGGAAACAAATTATAGGCATCATCGGGGTCATCCTCCGTCAGCCAAATGTTGCGAAAGATATAGTAAAGGCAAGAGACCACAATACTGTTTCCTGCCAACTTGTATATAGACGAGCGGGAAAGAGAAGAATCCTCACACATAGTAATGATGTCAGGCTCTGGTACATCCATCAGACGCAGGCACTCACGTTCAGTAAGTTTGCGAATGTCAAAATACCGGACAGGATGAGATGGGTCACGCTTTCCCTGTAAGTCAGGATGATTATCCGGGTATATTTTTGCAATCATTTTTTTATTCTTTTATATCAAAAATCTATTCAAATTATAACTCATATTCATAAAGGACAACAGTCATAGGATAATGAGCCATTGAAATGATATTGCCACTTCCTATGGCTTCATAACGGGTTGTAAGCGTAGCCGAACAACCATCCGCTGTGGTATTGCAAGGTGTGATTTTACCCCCCGAAGAAGCGTGTAGTTCCTATATAAGTAATACTAAAAATCATATTCAATCATAACTGCGGTTGCAAAAAAACCATTTCCTTTTGCAAACAAAAAGTTATAGACTCCCATTTTATAGTAATTCGCTTTAATGGTACGTACATTTTTCCCCCCCCCCATCTGCATTAAGGACAAATAATCTCTTAATGTTACGGTATCTTGCCCAAATCATTGAGGTGTTATTTCTTCGATGGTCACAGTATATCCTTCACCCTCTTCCGTCCGCCATTCTTTGCACCGAGGCAAATCTATCAACGTGTCGCCACATTGCTCATTGAATGTTCCCCTGCAATCAGCAAGTTCTTTTTCAAAAGCCCTCATTACATCATCCAGAGAGATGAAAAGATTATGTCTATCCGAAACATTTTCATGTGTTTCAAGGAGTGTCGCAAGAAGATAAAATTTCTGTTTCATTGTATTCAATTAAAATTTTCGGTTTATCCATGTCATGTCCTTTACCCCCCCAGCCAAGCATAGTGCGATGCCGATGGGAGAAACTACGATGCCGTTCTGCGAAGGAGAATAGTAACCAAGAATTACCGGCATGTTCACAGGCGATTGGACTGGCTTGCGGACCATACGAGGTTTTTATAATGATTATTGGAGCGATTACCATCCTTGTGCAGCACATGCGGGAGATTATCATCGTTGCGGACAAAAGACATGGCCACCAAACGGTGAACCTTAAAGTTCTTTCCCTGAATGCGAACGCGCCGATACCCCTTTCCATTGAAAGAGGCAATAGGACGAAAGTCCTGAAAAAACCTTGCAGCATCCATGTCGTAATAGCACAACGGCGAAGAACAGCCTGCACTGACCGTTCGGGAGGAATAAACCTCCCCACTGTCAGAAATGAAATAAGAGGTCCGGCCAACCTCATAGAATTTTCTCACTCTACAATTCATGTTCTATCAATATGTATGGTGTAGTATTATACATGTCCGTATTCTTGTCCTTGCATATACCCCCCCCCGGAGAATGAGGTAATGGTGTTGCATATATGTTTGAAGTGATAACGCAACACCGTCCCCCGTTTTTCTCCGGAGCGAGTCCACCCTATGAAATGACAGTCATTCATCAATGCGCATGGGCATTATCAATTCTATCAGTGAAGAATTGGTAGCATCCTCACGAACAGTCACTGCACGTTCAGGAGCAGACAATTCGAGACGAACATTATCCGTAGAGACGACAGAAAGAACCGTCAGGAAGTGACTCGAACGAAGACCAATAGCAAATCCGTCAGGAAGCGTACAATCATCAGAAGACAGGTCTTCGCGGGCCTTGCGTGAAAAGTCCACATCCTCGGCACAGAGAGAAACAGCACCATCCTGTTTGCGTATAGACACAATCTGTGTGGCAGAATTAGACATAAGGGACACGCGCTTGAGTGCATTTACAAGGTCACGCACCGGCATGACAAGATGGTAAGGCGACTGTGCAGGAATGACCGAGTTGTAGTTCGGATATTTTCCCACTACATCCGTCACATAAAGTGTGGTGTCATCAGCCGAAATGATCAGTTTCTTACCATCATGCCGCAAAGACACCATTTCCACATTTGCGAAGGCGGCATCAATCGCAGGAACAGCCTTTTTATATAATAGGATAAGACACGGTTTACCATTTGTAACAAACGGAATCCCATTCGTATAAACATACTTATAAAGCATGTGCCCGGATGTGGCAACAAAAGTAACCCCCTCGTTTGACACATCAAGCGCCACGGCACTCAGTTGTGGGCGCAAATCATCATCGGCTGTACAGGCAGATGCGGCCTTGACCGAAGGCAGAAAGACCGACAGAGGCAAAGAAAACTCAACCGTGGTGTTCTCCTGCTCAACTGGCAGAGGAAAGTCTGCACCATTAAAAGCCGGAACAGAGAAGTCACCACCCTTGTAACGAAACGAAGCAAGAAAAGAGGTGTCATCTATTATCATTTCTACAGGCTGCTCCGGAAGCGTAGCCAAAATGGGTGAAACCATTGCCACTGGGAGGCAGAAAGGGCGAAAAACACCATTGTCCATGCGACGCAAGTCTATCGGCATTGTCAGTGTATTTTCGGATGACGAACCCGTAATGAAAAACTTATCATCCTTGAAAGACACCAGCGCATTGTCAAGCAAAGGGAGCGTGTTTCGCTTGAGGATGACCTTAGAAACCGTGCTCAGCGCACGTAAAAGTTCTTTGGAAGAAACAGAAAATTTCATATTTAACAGTTTTTATGTCTTATACTTAGAATGGCAAATCTTCATCAGCCGGTGCCCACTGTCCGCTGTTGTCATCAATCGGGACTGCAGAAGAATATCCCGTCACACCTTGTGCAACAGGTGCCGAAACATTCATGTGCGTATTCGCTTGGGTCTGTTCCTCGATAAGATAAGAGTCACCCATCTGGAACGGCATCATCGTGGATATAGCCCGGGCGAGATCAGTGCCACTCGTGTCCGTCTGTTCTGCCCATTCCGGATGTTCTGCCTTGATACGCTTCTCCAAAGCCGCACGAATCTTCGTGCGTTTCTCTTCCGGAAGCATGTAGCACACCTGATAGGCAGGAACATTATAAAGCGTCACCTGCTCACCCTTCCGCATCAATCCCTGCTTGACCGCCTCGATGTAACGATTAGAGCATGAGCGTTGCTGCGTGTTGATAAAAGCACGGAAGCCAGAAGCATTGCGTTTTGTCTCATCACGATTGTCCGCACGCACATCGATGCCATTGATGGCTGCGGGGATGAAGATTCCAGGAACAGGAGCCTGCCCCTCCCCACGCGGAAGATTTATAAACTGCGCCCCGATGAATATGCCGAGGTCTTGAGAATTTCTGTAACGTGCCATAATTGCTTTATTTTTATATTAAAACGGTAAATCTTCTTGTGACGGATCAACCGGGTTTCCCGGAGCTGGATTCCCGGAAACAGGAGATGCGGGTGCCGAAATCAGCGCCCGTTTTCGCTGCCGTGAATCAAGGTAGTTGCGCCAGCGTTCCTGCTCCTCCAAAGATAGAGAGACCACGTTTCCCTCATCATCCACGATTGGTGTCGGGTCTGGCAGGGAGAGAAAATGCGTATAGACCTTCATCAGTTCATCGTTATTCTCAGGTATGCTATCCTTGCCCTGTCGATAGAAATACACTGCGTGCTCCGTGCGTTGCAGTTCGCGTATCTGCTTGGGATGAATGGTGGTATCATCCTCCCACTCACGTCCCACAAAGTAGCGTCGCGTACACCAGGCCTGGTGTGCAAAATAATTTGTCTCGACCGCTTTCTTGAGCGTCTTTCCATCCGCACGCTTGAAAAGTTGCGGAGGATTCATCAGGATGCCAGCCGTCTCGCAATAATCGAGCACGCGCCGTTTGAACGCCTTTGGAGAAAAGCTGTCCGTCTTATTTTTAGAGGCTTCTGCAAAATCAGACTTATATTCCTCAAGCATAGAGTCAAGGTCAATGGGGATGCCATAAACCTCCCGCTCGAAGAAGACACGCGCAAAGCGGAGGAAAGCCTCGCCGAGCGACTGAGTAAGTGTTCGTTGCTCCATATATTTTTTCTGTGCATCCACCTTCTCATCGTAGCGCATAACAAACTGTACCGAAAGCGCACAAATCATGGCTATCTGGTTACGTGAAGATGCGGACAACTTATCGGGCGAGACCGCATTAAAATCCGGCATAATGTCAGAAATATAACGGGCCGCCTTATTCTTCATAATGTTCTGCCCGCAGAAACGATGAGAGAAGCCACCAAGACAGACACGACGCATGGTAGAGTCGTCAAGGTCGTGAAGCGGATAATTAGATGTGACCACATGACCTGGACCTTCAGACAGCGGTATTGTGATGCGATCCTTGTACATATATCTCACGGAAAAATCACCTGTCGTGAGATTATATAATTTTCCGAAGTCAAGAGTTTGATCTACGTCCTCCCAATGCACGATACGATGCTTATGGTGCTGGTATTCGGCAAGGTTAGACGAAAACTCCTTATTGGAAATCAGGTCGCGACCATTTACGTTCAAAATATGCGCCGCACAACCCGCGAAGATGCGCACGAAAGTAGATTTTCCAGAGCCACCCTCAGCGCGGTTGGCAGCAGTCACCACATTCTCTATCAGATAAGAAATGCAATTAGACTTAGAATCACGATAGCGCCACAACATACGGCCGAGACAGAAGACAAGATTGGCAAAGCGGCAATCCAGTTCCATCTGCTCCTCAGAAGAGAACTCACGACCATCATGCAGCAGTTCCTGCTCATGTTCCCATTCCTCATTGGCAAAGCCACGCAACACACGAAGCGTAGGCCACAATTCAGCCTCCTTCTTTCCTTTCCAATCCACTATCCAACGATGAGACTGTGCCCATAGAGCAAGTTCATTTTCTTCCTGCGCCAGTTGTTGAAGCGTATAAAGCGGTTTGCCAAGATCGTCTTTCTGCGTGCGTTTCCGCTGAATATCGTCCTTACGCTTGCGGTAAGCAGGATTTTCTGAAATATCAAAAGGAAGGTTACGGATAGGTGTCATGTTCCAGTGAAGCAATGCCGCACGATCCACATTGAAGTCGATGCTGTCATAAGTGCACATGGATATTTCTTTCTCCGTGATGCGCAATGCCCCATTATCGTAGAAAAAGTGCTCCACATGTCGTCCATAACCATCTGTATAGTTCAGTTTTACAGCAGGAAGAGAAGCTATCGTCTTCTCGTTAATCTCCTTATTCGCCCGGAGAACAGCCTGCACCATCTTCTCGTATTCGTCCGGGGTGGAACGTTCATCGTTCACCTGGCGAGCATACTCCTTGAGCTTCTCAATCGTAGCCTGCACCATAGATGCAGCATCCAGTTCGTCGGCAAAAGGACCATCGATGTGGATATATCGTCCAATCTTATCCGGCTCATCAGTCCGCACATCACGAGCATAACCCGCAGAAGCCATAAACTCCCATAAAGTAGCAGGATTGATGGTATAGAAAACCTCCTTAACAATGCCATTCCTGTCACGCTTCTCCTTGCGCTCGAACGGGTCAGAGCAAAGGGCCGAAGTGATGCAGGCAGAGAAAAGGCGGTTGATGTCATAATCGTACTGAGAACCCTCACGTGGCAACATACGATAAGAAAGAAAAAAGTCGCGAACGGAAGACACCGGATTACAGTAGAGCCGAGGAAAAAACAAGTGCGCCCGGTCGGAGACTGTCCCAGGTAGTTCCGCCCGCATTATAGAGCGGTATCGGCAGCTTATGTCACGCGCATGGAGACGCTGCTTGTTAGACGATGGAAACAACGTATAAAGATTATCCGCAAAACGGTACATTTTGTTGTAATGAACCGAAGAAAACGGCACATCTCCATAGGGGAAACAAACATGAAACCATCGAGATCCAAATTGTGAGGGATAAGTATGACGGAGCGCCTTCAAATGATAGTATGTGGCAATAGCATCAGGAGCAGTAGCACAGAAGATGATGTTACGCGCCTTGATGTCCTTCTCCTTGATTTTCTCTTCCTTTTGCTCAGCCTTGAGTGTCCCACGTTCATTCACATCCTCCATCCATATTGTACGAGAATGCTCATATACCTCAGACGCGTCCGTCTCCTGTATGGCATCAAATACACCTGTATTGTCCGATGTGCGCAATTCAACAGCCCGTTTGAACATCTTGTCACCAGCCAGCCAGCGAGAAACCTTAGAAGAAGAATGCTCGTCCGTATTAGAGAACACCATGGGAGTAAGGTGGTCGTTAGCCGGAAAAAAAACACATCCGCAGTCCTCGCGTTCGTCATCAGCCAGGCAGATAAAGATAGGCGACCACGGAGTAGAAACAAGCACCTCAGACCGAGGCGTGCCCTGACGAGACACCTGCGGCAACGTTACTTTCAGCACGGCATAGACATGGAAATCCTGTTGAATCATAGATGGATGAAAATGCCATGAAGACTGTTTATTTGGAGACTCGAAGCCATAATGCTCAATGCCATTGTGGTCGAGCCATGTGGTACATCCGAGTGCCGCGAGGTCCTGTGGGGTGAAGTCCGTCTTAGGCTCAAAAGAAAGCACCGACTGCGGGCGCTGAGCCATAATACGGTAGTCACGCTGGAGAAGTTCAGGCCACTTCTCAGTTATCTCCTCCATGGTATGCCCGGCCCGGATTGCCAGTTCGAGACAGGCGCGACGCAAATCCTCCCCCACGCAGATGAACGTAGAAGGAGAAACATCATCCCTTTTCCACCAATAACCATAGCCATTGATAGCTGCAAACAGTTCTATTGCCCCGAATCCGGCACGAGAAGACCTGGTACACCGCCAATACTCCACCGGCCTGCCATATAGTCCTCCCCTCCGCTGCTTGTAGATGATAAAATGCGGCGTGCCGTTCTGCATCTTACAGAACGGACACCAACAAGCCACCTGTCCCTCCTCCGTCTGTTGGTCTGAAGGATTGACAAGCAACGTAAGCGGGAGAGCCGCCAGTTCATCTATAAGAGGGTCGTAAATCATTTCATAAGGACTAACTTATATAAGACAAGCAAGTGTTTACGTTCCACGATGTACGCAAGGCATCGTAAAACGCATTATGCGGTTGTCCGTCAGCAACAGCCTCTTGTGGCAAAGGTGGAAGACACTCATACAACTTCTCTGTATCAGCCGGAACAGAAGCATACCCGTTATTTATAGCCACCAGTTCAAGAATAAAAGAACGAGCATCGCGGAAATCCTGATGAGAGACAGGTAAAGGTATGTCATATTTGTTGCACACATGACGCAAGATGGCGATGTCGAAGTCAGCACCCTGTGCCCAAAGTGAAACCGTTTCGGCCTTTGTCAGTCCCTTGATGTCGGCAATCCATACGCAAAACTCACGGAACACCTCGTCGATAGGGTAACAATCACCATCCGCCAAGTTGTCACGCAATTCCTTTTGTTGCCCAGACCACCACTGTATCGTATTCCTGTCAAAGTCAAATCCATCCATCACGCAAGAACGAAGATCCACCTTTGACTCAAACGTAGGCAACTCGTCTGGAAACAAATCCGTGAGAGTCTTGGAACCACGCACCCAAGGCAATGCAGCAATCTGTATGACCGCAGCATGGGGATCGAGAGAACACGTTTCGAGGTCAAATGTTATATCTATGTGTGTCAATTTCATTGTCATTATATATTTAGGAATTTATTTATAGTGAACCAAGTCACCGTGCAAGGATGCAGCCTATGCAGTGTGGCCTCAATCAGCAGCGTCATATCCTTAAGAGAGCAAAAATGATAGTTAGGCCGAATCATAGACACCGCTATGCGCCAGAAGCCTTTACCATTCCTACGTATGCAGTCATGTTCTATAAGTACCTCTGCTCCAGCAGCAATCCCATAACCGCGACCCACCAAAAAGCGGAATGTGTCAATAACAAGTTGCTTGTATGCCCCACGAAAGACAAAGACCAACTCATCATCGTTATCCCCACGGTAGTCTATGGTGGCCGCAATGGAAAGGCAAATGCGACGGTCTTTCGGTGGACGGCCTCTATGATACAGCTTTCTTTTCATGCGTTCTCAATTTGCCCCCCCCGGTCAATACACGAGACTTCTCGCTCAAACTCCTCCATAATGGCATAGATACCTACACGCTCAAAGTCCTCCCAATCATCCATCGAAAAGCGTTTAAGCGACGTAGTTATACTCATGCCCAATTCAGAGATATAGGCATGGAAAATCTTTTTCAATCCATAAGAGCGACCGAGCAGCCGGTAAAACTCCCCATTGACCGCATCAATTCCAGCTATCACCTTCTCAATATCCTCCGGCTCATGCTCCGGAAAAAGCTCTTTCACGTGAGTGCGGATAAAGTCATGTTTGATTGCCGTAATGCCCATCAGTTCCCACCGGAAAAAACCCTTCTCGAAAAATCGGTCATAGGAAAAACCCTGTTTAGCCCCATGACGTGCCATGACTTCCCACAGAAAGACCTTCTGATTAGGAGTCAGATCATCGCAGTTCAGATGTGTACGTGGTTGTGATAATTTGTCTGCTATCATATTGTAATCTGAGCGAGTTTTCGTAATTTTGCGGCAAAGATAAGTATTTTATTTTGTAAAACAAAGGTTTTAATCGGATTTTCTATCAAAATTAACATCAAATCTTTGTTTTAGTCGGAAATAAACTTATTCTTAATAGAAATAACAAGGCAGAAATATAATGGTTCAAATCAATCCACGCAACACGAATCAATGTTAAATAAGTATAAAAATAAAATGGATTACTCTTACAATTACGGTTTTCTCCGTGAGTTCATGGAGAGTCACAAACTACAAAAGAGGGACTTACTTGAAGCCCTCGGATGCAGCGACTATGTGTCGCTAAACAAATGGCTGGACGGCAAAGTGCCAGTGCATGTAACCGCCATGCTCAGGTTCTGCAACTACTACAACATCCCCATGGACGGCTTCTTCTATGACGGAGACAGCATACCCTGCATCCGGCCCTCGCTTCCTACGGCAGACAGCCAAACACTACCTACGGATGGTTACGGCATTAAAGAGGGACGAGGGAGAGGAATTGTAGAGACCCGTGTGGGAGCGCGTAAAATCACCTCACCCAACCAAGCCAAAGCGGTAGCAGAAGGGCTGGAACGTCAGAACGACCAACAACGGTTACGGGATGAGTTGTTGATACAGCAAAAAGAGATGGAAGAAAAAGACGGTGAAGCAGAAGACACGAGCATCTCCTACCCCACTTCTACGAATAGCACCAGTGTGACCGAGCACATCCTGCGCCTGCAGTTGGAACACGCAAACGATATGCGTAGGATAGAGAGTGAGCACCACGACCGCGAAGATCGCATCAGGAGAGACTGCCAGGCAAACTTCGATGCAGAAAGAAATCGACTGATGGACATCATAGAGCGACAAAACAGCGAGCTATCGAGTCTCTATGCACAGATGCGGAAAGGTGGAGCCAGATATGACTACGTGAGAGAAAGCGGTGAAGAGAACGAAGATTAGTTCTCTTTCCCGCCGCTCTCAATCTGCGCAAAGCGTTTGCGATAATTGAACTCAGCCATATTCGTAGCCTGTAATTCATCGGCCTTGCACGGCACACGGCTACGGATATAGAAATTATCACCCTGCAAAAAGAATATAGGCGTTTCCACAGAAAGTTGGGACGCCTTTTTTGCATCATCCGGAACATCGAGCTGCATATCAAGCAACAGGAATAGTTCCTGGGCATCCACCACTGGCAAACGTTGCCGTTCTTTCTCGGCACGGATCGCCTTCCGAAGGCTTTGCGGAACACGCTTTGCGTTCACCACCACCTCTTCGCCAAAGTATTCAAGATATGGTATAAAAAATTTCCCAGACAGGAGTTCATCAATAAGACACGCATCCTTCTCCTTATCCTTTATCAATACACAGCCTGCAACCGCAGCCCACTCTTTCATTGACTTTTTGCCACGCACCAAAGTCCACGGAAAACGCGCAGGCAAATACGTTCGATTCCATGTATCATACGGCGTGAAGTTTTCACCATCCACCACCAAAAAGTCAGAGCGCACCATACAATTAGGTTCATATTCGTCTATGCCATCCGGTGTGGTGATGCGTTTACGCCATACAGCAGGGTCAGGAGCCTTATCAAACTCCAGAAAGTCCACACCACCAGCGAAGAACTGAGACGGTTGGACATAAGAAGACGCAGCGAACTTTTTAGCATAGTTCTCAGCCCGTTCATCCGCCCGTAGCGCCTTTTTGAAAAACGAGCAAAGGCGTCGGCCCACGACGGAAGTCTTTTTGCATACATAATAATACATTTCAGCCATGATGTAAGAGTTTTAATTTTGTCATTCAGGTACAAAATTAAAATAATTCATTTATTTGTGCAAGTAAATAGAAATTTATTTGTGATATTTTTTACTTATTACTACCTTTGCATCATGTTTTTAATCAGTTTATATGACAAAGAAGAAAGATCCATTAGAAGGTGCATCGGAACAGGGAACTGTTTTATCCGATTTCGTCATTGAGCAAAAGATTACCGCCTTCGAGGAAGCATACCACCCTTGCGAGAATGAGAAACTGGCGAGCAAATGGTTTGACGAAACGAAGTTGCGCACTTTTTTCAAGGCTTATCCCTGTTCGCTGGGCGACCCACTGACCCTCTACCTGGACAGACTGCAGGACAAGGGGTTCAGAATGAAAGTGGGAGCCATGGAAGAACCTGTCATATTCGTGACTGAGCGTGTGACAGAAAGCACTGGATTGCTGGAGAAACTATAACACCAGATTATATGAGACCAAAAGAAAAACGGACAAAGAAACTTACCCTACGAGACATACACGTAGGCGACTGGGTACAGGTGTGGAGTCCTATCCCAGAAAGATATTCTCCACCCATGAAGATTACAGCCATCCACGATGACGGTACGATATACCTTACCATCGATGACGAATGCTGTTGCGATCCGTGGGAAGAGGATATAAAAAACATAGATGCCCTTCCAATAACAATAGATCTACTCAAAGGATTCGGCTTTCAAGTTGAAGAAAAAAACTACACAATACATTATAAAGATTATTGCATCGGCTGTATCAGTGACCCAAAGTCCAAGTATGCCAAACCAAACTTTTATATATACGGATGCCACTGCAGGCACATGCACGAATTGACGGACACCCTATATAAAAAAATTGACAATATCAGATTAGAATGGAACGGCATGGACAAAACAAAGGAAGAACATGAAACGGTATAATAAATACAGAGGGAATCAAAGGAAGAAAACACGGCGGAGTATTGGGAATCTGGAATGGAAAATGAACCCCAAGAAACACATAGCGATATATAACAGACTGTATCATGCCGCTGAATGGTTTGCACAAGCCATAAGCGAATGCACTGGGAAAGATATTGATCCGAAGACCATCCTCCGGCAGTCCGGGTACAAAATATAACATCAGAAAGAAATGAGTTACGACATCACCATGTGCCGCTGCGCTTGCAGCAAAGCAAAAAAGTGCCATAGATGGCAAATGTTCAGACGATACATAAAAGACAAAAATCCAAATAAGCCGAGATACATATCCATGCACACGGCTGCTAATGGTCAGATAGACGATAATTGTTCAATATACTGGGAAGAAAAGAAAAACTAAATGGCACAGAAAGATTACCTGTTGGCGGAATTAATTTAGTGCATACTTAATTCTGCCAATGGGCTTGTCGTTAATGAAGTTTACGTATTGCAGAATGGTAAGTGCACTAATTTTGCCAATGATCCTGGCAAACAAACCATTCGTTATTTTCGCATAGTTCCTGATGACCAAGAACTGGTCTGTAAGTTGTGAGAATATTGTCTCAATCCTCTTTCTTGCCTTTGCAAACGGAATGAATGTCGGTTTCCAATCCTTTTGGTTGAGCCGATACGGACACTCCAGTCTTATGTGTGCGGTTTCGAACAAGTCAAGCTGTACGTCAGCTCCAATATACCCTTTGTCACCATAGATGCTACAGTCGTGATAAGTATGTTTTACATCCTTCATATAATGGAGGTCCGCCACACTTGCCTTTGACAGATCATAGGAATGGATAACTCCACTTAACCCACAGAGAGCGTGTAACTTATAACCAAAATAATACGTGTTCTGCGAAGCACAGAAGCCGAAGTCGGGAGCTTGCGAGAAATTGCCGGTACGTCCCATCTTGCAACGTTTTCCTCTTGCAACCCTACAGACCTCTATCGGCTTGGAGTCAACAAAGAATTGTTCCTCTCCGCCATCCATTTCCATGGCAATCCGCTTGCGCAGTTCCTCACACAGGCCTGCCGTTTTCTTCCTGCGGTCATTGAACTGTCTCCTTGATATGAGATTAGGAATGTTGTCCTTGTACTCTTGCAATTTATAGTCGAACAACCACTTCTCACTATCAATGCTCTCGGTCTCTGCCGTCAAGGATAGCGCCACCACTTCCAAATCCGAAAACTTGGGAACAGGACCACGACGTGGAACATTACCCGATTCATTGACGAGATTTTCAGAGAATTGCTTGCATATCTCGAGTATTTTGACGAATTTTGTATAAAGGTTGTACATACGATGGTTTGGACTTAATGTTTTGAACACCACTAGGTTACTAAAAATCAGCGATATGTGCAACTTTTTACTCATATTTATCAACTTAAATTAATTCCGCCAACGGGTAAAGATTATATAAAAATTCGCAGAGAAGATCTTGTTTTGGTGCAGCGAAAATATAAACTCTCACAAGAAGAGGTTGATCGAGTTCCCATAAACACAACGAAACAAGACATTGCTATCGAAATAGGTCAATATCTATTTGACCAAGGTTTACTTGCATTCGAGCAAAAAGGAATCGTTCTGACAGCCAGTTTATATGTGGCAAAAAATCCGATGGAAGAAACAAATGACACAGAAAGAAATACAATTAAAAAAGGGGGACAACAATGAGAAAGAAAAAGATAACTATTATCATATCATACGATTATGATAACAAACATGTTGTGAGCAATGATAAGATTTCCTATCGGATTAAGAGCGACTTAATGAAAGGAACCGATCCAAGACATGAGCGTATAGAATCTATCACTGTAGAAGACAATGAATCCGACTGAACAACAACCAAATGAATTTATTTCCATTAAGATAGACAATGGAAATGTGTCATTACACCGATACAATGACAGACCCGATGATATTATTCTCACATCCCTATATGTCAGAAAAAAACGGAAACAAGGTAATGGCACAAAACTGTTGTTACGAGCAGAACAAATAGCTCGCGGTTTACATGCGAAACAAATTTTTCTACAGGCAAAAAAACACTCATGGCAAAAACAATGGTACAATCGGCGCAAATATGATGATTATGAAGACAATGGTAAATTTATATGGATGAAGAAAGTGTTGAATGACTCAACATCCGAGCAAGTGTAACTTAACTGTATCCATACATGAAGAAGATAATGTTTAACAATAGATACGGGCTTACGCAAGCCGTATTAAACCTACTCAAAACAATGACAAGGAGAATAATCTCCGAAAAAGAGTGGGATAAAATACGCAAGTTCAAAGAAGAGTATTACGAACAAACCTTTGACAGATTAGAGGATAAAGAGTTGATTAAGACTTATTTTGATACCTATCCCGAACGTATGCCTTATCAAGTCGGTGAAGTCGTTGCCATCGCGCAAAAGTATTCTGAAATAGGGATAGAGCCTTTTCCATTCTGCGAAGCAGGATGGGATAACAAGATGTTTGTACGTGCCGACCTTATGCCCCATCACATCCGTATAACAGACATTAAGGTAGAGCGGTTGCAAGATATATCGGACGAGGATTGCATCAAGGAGGGGATAGAATGGGACCACAAAGCGCAAAGATTTTATGTGCGGTATGATAGAAAAACACATTCTCGTATGTGGTTTGCATCCACTCCTCGTGAAACCTATTCCGCGCTGATAGATTCCATATCCGGCAAGGGCACATGGAAGAGTAACCCTTGGGTGTTCACATACAAATTTGAATTAGAGAATTAGCATGAAGCGGTACAGAATAGTACAAGGAAAAAGTTATAACGGCTGTATTCCAATAACGATATTTTGGGTACAGGTCCGATGCGATAAGAGCTTTTCTACAGAGTATGTGAATGTGAAAGGTTTTGAATCATACAGGCGTGCCGAAGAATTGTTGAACTACTTGAATAATTGATTATGACAAAAGCCAACTTAACCAACAAGAAGCAATATGAATGTATAGTGGAATGTTTAGATATTGATTTTTCAAATCTTACACCTAAAAAAAGGTACATACCGGGTAAACTATACGAGTTTCAGTACACTCCAGACAAAAGGTATTTCAAACGAGCATCAAAACAAAAGAAACATCCGAATAATGACAAGTGATATAAACTTATTATATATACAAGGTTTAGAGCAAATGCACATGGGATAGTAACCCTTGGATGCTCGCATACGAGTTTGAACTGGTAAAATAATAAAGTTATGAAGAATAAGGATTATGTAACCTTTGAGTTATCCCAGTTGCTGAAGAAAAACGGATTCAGAGAACCGTGCCTTAGCCATTAAACAGCAACAGGGACGGTTTGGAGGTGCAATGATGAAGAGGATTTTAACAGCGAAAGTGAACTGAAAGTCTATTCACGTCCGGCGATGTGGCAGGTGACAAAGTGGCTGAGAGAGGTTCATGGGCTACACATAAGCATATCCACTGTAATTGGTGGCAGATGGACTTATGAACTTCAAGACTTGTGGCAAAAATCGAATATAGACGGAGAGTATAACACTCGCATACCAGAAAGAGACGGCTATCCATGTATTGACACCTACGAAGCTGCACTACATGCTGGAATAGAATCAGCATTGGAACTGATTAACAACAACGGAAATACCATACTGCGATAAAATGGCAAAAAAAGATTGGAAGGGAGGGAAAGCCTCTGTATTCAAAACCATAGGAGCCAGTAACCACGTGGATCATGAAAGGGCTCATGCGGACTACTATGCCACAGAACCAAAGGCAACAGAATGGCTGTTGAAATTAGAAAAATTCGATGGGCCAATCCTTGAACCCGCCTGTGGAGAGGGACATATCTCCGATGTTTTAATCAGGGGGGGCCATTCTGTAACATCGAGAGACCTTATAGACCGAGGTTATGGAGAAGTGGCAGACTTCCTTTCCATCGACAACCAGGAATGGAACGGAAACATTGTCACCAATCCACCATACGCCTACGCACAAGAGTTTGTGGAAAAAGCTCTCTCAATCGTACCAGACGGGAAAAAAGTGTGCATGTTTTTGAAACTGACATTCCTCGAAGGAAAAGGAAGAAAGCACTTATTCAGGACTCAGCCACCGAGCAGAGTATGGGTAAGCTGCTCGCGACTTCTATGCGCCATGAACGGAAAATTTGATGAGATAAGCGGAAGCGCCACAGCCTATGGATGGTTCGTATGGGAAAAAGGCTACAAAGGAGAGACCATTATCAAATGGTTTAATTAGAAAACAATCCATGACAGGAAAAGTACGACATTTCAAAGCGACAAGACCCTTACTCACTACTTCTGTCCGGGGGGGGGGCAAATGTGGCTATTGATACGCCAAGCCACAGAAAAAGGCTATATAGAATGTTGCGACAAAGGTGTTTTCGATATAGCCTACCCCAATTCCGAGTTGCGCAGAGCGAGGGTAAAGGATGATGGAAAGAGCGCATCCGCACTCATGGCTGGAGAACCTTCGCAATGCGTGTTTGTAGAATACGAAATATAACAAAAAACAATGGAAATAGAACCCAACCATATCTACCTTGGTGATTGCCTCGAAGTCATGGCAGGCATGAAAAATGGAAGCGTGGATGCCATCATCTGCGATCTGCCATACGAGGTACTGCACAAGAACAACCCACATGCCAAATGGGATAAAATGTTACCACTGGATAAACTGTGGGAACAATACGAACGTATCATCAAGGAAGATGGAGCCATTATCTTGTTCGGGCAAGGTATGTTTACTGCCAAACTTATGACGAGCAATCCGAAAATGTGGCGGTACAATCTGGTATGGGACAAAATGCGAAGTACTGGGTTTCTGAATGCCAACAGGATGCCATTGCGTTGCCATGAAGTGATAAGCGTGTTTTACAAACAGATGCCAGTATATCACCCCCAGATGATGATAGGCGACTGCAACCATTCAAGAGGAAGACAAGAATGGGAACAGACGAACAACTGCTACGGGCAATACAAAACCGGCAGGACAGACGACTACGACAAGAAAATAAAAAAGGTAGTACCTACCAGACCGAATGAAAAATTCCCCACCAGCATTATCCGTATAGCAAAGGAACATGAGACCACCGTATTTCATCCGACACAGAAACCCATAGACCTGATAAGATACCTGATAAGGACCTATACAGACAAGGGAGATGTAGTATTAGACAATACGATGGGAAGTGGAACAACCTGCATAGGCTGCATCATGGAAAACCGACGATATATCGGCATCGAAAAAGACATGAAGTATTTTGAAGTAGCGAAAAAGCGGATAGAAGCACAAAAGAGACAATATAAATTGGAATTAGATATATGAAAACAAATATAACCTTGGAAGAAGCTATGGAACGTGCTACTGGTAGATTACGCAGGAAGATGGAATACTCCATTTCCTTGCTGCGTAAAGCGGAACGAATTGCACAATCCTATGACAAAGAGAACGGTTTTTACCTCGCCTTCAGCGGAGGTAAAGACAGCCAGACACTCTTCCATATCACCGAACTGGCAGGTGTAAAATTCCAGGCACACATGAGCCTGACGAGCGTGGATCCACCAGATGTGATACGTTTCGTGAAGCGGAACTACCCAGAAGTAGAACTTATCGCCCCTAAAAAAAGCATCTATGCAGTAGCGGTAGAAAAACAGATACTGCCCACCATGAGAGTAAGATGGTGCTGTAACGAATACAAAGAGGGTGCCGGAGCAGGGAAAGTAACACTCATCGGCATACGGCACGAGGAAAGTAGCCGCAGAAAAGCACGCAAGGAAGTGGAAATATCGAGCAAAAAGTTCAGCGGGACACTGGAAGGACTTGATGTGTATAGGGCAAAACAGAAAAAGAAGACACATTCTAAAGAAACCAATATCACCAATGCCGAAGAAGAAAGTACAGCCGGCTGCATACACGGTAAGGAAAGTCTGCTCATCTCCCCTATCATCCATTGGACGGAAAGAGATGTGTGGGAGTTCCTGAATGATGTGATGCAGGTGGCACATTGCAACCTGTATGATGAGGGGTACAGAAGGATAGGTTGCATCGGGTGCCCAATGGCAAATCTAAAACAAAAACAAAGAGAAAACCAACGTTGGCCACACGTGAAGCGCAACTGGATAAAAGCCATTATAGCCATCCGAACCGGGGGGGGTATAAGAAAGAACTCTTATCAGAAAAACATTTGGAATCCATCTGGTACGGCATCGGGAAAGAATGGACACCCATCAACAGCAGGAAAGAGCGATGCCGGCTACATCCTACACCCAGACCCATCCCATTGGGGGGGGAAAAAAAGCGAGAAAACAGAGGATTATGGAAGGGTTTTCCGAATGCTCGTCATCTGACGGCTTGACTGACGAGCAAGAGCGGAAAATAGCCGAAAATATCTACGACTGGTGGATAAGCGGGATGTCCTACAAAAAATGGTATGCAAAAAAGTTCCTACAATACCAATTTAATTTTTCAGAAAAAGAATAACCTTTTTTATAATCACCGCAAAGAAATCCCCAAAGAGAAGAAACATCCGTCAGGAATGTTCATAAGAATAATTGAAGATGAATAATGTAACAAGGAATGGCTTGTATTATGAAAAAGATAGGACTTGTGGATGTGGACGGCCACGCCAAGAAAAAGAAATGGGGAGCAACCATTTACCCCAACCTCGCACTGGGAAAGATCGCAAGATATTGGAAAATCCATGGAGCAATGGTCGAGTGGGCATCCAAAATGGAACACTATGATGTCGTGTACATGTCAAAGGTCTTCAATTTCACACCTGATGACCTAAGCATCTATGATGCCAACAAAATCATCCGAGGAGGTACCGGTTACGACATCAATAGTACACTCCCGGAAGAAATAGACCGACTGCAACCAGACTATTCCATCTATCCACATGTGCCCAAAGACACTGCGTATGGTTTCCTGACCAGAGGATGCCAAAACAAATGCCCGTGGTGCGTGGTACCGAAGAAAGAAGGGCACATACGGCCATACATGGATGTGGATGAAATAGCCATCGAGGAAAGGGTGAAACTCATACTGATGGATAACAACATTTTGGCCGCAGGAGATTACTGCATGGAACAGTTAGAAAAGATTATAGAGCGAAGGTATAGGATAGACTTTAACCAGGCACTCGATGCAAGGCTGGTGAATGATGACAATGCCCGGATGCTTGCCAGGATAAAATGGCTTGACAACCGAAGAATACGTTTCGGATGTGACACACACGGACAAATAGCAGAATGCGAACGTGCGATGGAACTTATCAACTCATACGGGTTCAAAGGCGAGTATTTCCTTTACACAATGATTGGAGGTAAGAACGACTTTAAGGAGTGCTACGAACGCATAAATTATTGGTGGAAGCGCACATGGAAATCAAGAGCTGAGCAGAAGGGCATATACATATATCCCTACGCGCAGCCATATAGAGACCCCAACAATCCACACCACCCTATACCACAATGGCAGAAAGACCTTGCAGGATGGGTGAACAAACGAAATCACTTCATGGCACATTCGTTTTCAGACTTTATGCCGAGAAAAGGATTCAGATGTGAGACCTATCTGAAGAAATATCTATGAGATCCAACATAATAAAAAGCGCATTCTATATCCGAATACGCTTTTATTATTTCATCAATCAATGAATGTATGAAATCATCTTTTATTGGCTTTCCTGATAAGCCTGACACCATATAAAATTCCAAACACAGAGAAGATAATACATATAAATGTAAAAACTTCACTCACCGTAGAAAAACAAGAAACATCCTTGTCCTTTGTAGCAGCAGAACTAATGGAGTCCGCATTCTGTGATTTTTCTCTCTCGTACAAAGCCTGAAACAAGGAATCGTAATGTTCCTGCATCGTAGTGTACTTATGCTGCAATAAAGTGAGTTGCTGCTGATAAAGTTGTTCCCTATTACGAGATTCCGAACGACTAATGGTACGCTGTTCATTACGTACTTCACGACCCAAAGAATCAATGTAAGAAGTGATAGTCTCCGATATGTGCTCAGAGGCAGAATCTTTACTTACCATTCTTTCCATAGAATACTGCAAGAATAAAGACAAAATGCTGTCAATACTTGTATATGATTGCCACGCACCACTCCGGATTTCATAATGAGTAGAGTCGGAAAAAGAAGTGCTTTTCTCATTAAAATGCTCTGTTCGATGAGTGGTGGCACAGGCAGAGAACAAAACAAAGAAGACCAACACATAAAAAATGATTTTTGCCATAATAACTTATTTTTAATTTTACTATGGCAAAGATAGCAAAACAGATATGCAGAACGGGGACAAACTAAGGCCTCGGACAATATCCGAGGCCGTTTGCATTACTTTTAATGTTCTACACCGCGTTTGAGCACCCGACCTGCAGAACCAAGTACATCCGTCATTATCACATGAAGTTTCTTTTCCTCCTTTGGATTTTCAGTCTCCAACTTATTGTACTCATCGCACATTTCTTTTGTTGGGAACAAAATCAAAATGAAACCAAGAGAAGTACCGAAATGACGAGCTTTGAGCAGAAACGGTTTAAGGATGCCATCATAGCGTTCCAAAATCTGTTTCCATTCTTCCGCATATTGTCCAGGTATATCCTTGGGTTCTTCCTTTTCCGGCTCAAGAATGACAGGAGAATAGTCGAACAAGGTAGGCTGCGGAACATGGATATTTTCTCTTTTCCATTTTCGCAGAATACCCATGACATAAGAAGCCACATCATCCGGCTGCTTTCGTTCAACAATACGCCGCACATCAGTAAGCGCGAAATATATAAAATCCTGCAATTTTTCTTCCGGAATAGACTCAATTATATCACGAAGTGAATGAATAGACAAGTCCGGACACCATGATACATACGTATCAATAAAATTGTATATGCTATTGGAACGACGATCCTCTTCCGCTTTCATGTTGCCCATATCGGAGTTCTTCATTGTAAACAAAACCTCCAATGGAATGCCACGCGACTTCCCAGGTGGGAAAATAGGTTCATAATCAAAACTGAAATTTATTTCCCCACTACGGGCCAAATCATCCATTTCCTGTTTTACAGGTTCAAGCACCAGTTTCTTGACTTTGGACCAAGAAGTATAAGGATTTTTACCATCGTTAGTCTCATAATAATACTCGTCCGTAAGACCAAGAAATTCCACGAGGTCAGTATATGGAACCTTTTTATGACCCACATCCTTAAAACGCGAGAGATAAATGTATAAGCGAGGTGTCCGCTTTTTTAGAGCAACACGCGCAATATGAGACACATGCTTCACAAATCCATGCTGCATGGTAAATATATCACGGATATTTTCAGTCAGCATTACCACACGCAGGACACCAGTACGACGCAACTCACTTTCCGTCATAGCTATTTCGATGCGCGGGAACAGCGCAGCAGCTACATGCCGTGTTACCTTGCCTTTTGTATCAAATTTAGGATATTTCATTGTAATACGACTCAATGCAAGTGCAGCCTGCTCCAATTGTTCATAATGAGCAGGGATAACCCCCAAATCTGCCGCAGAGAGATTAAGGTCGATGGTTTCCCGCTTCATCAATTCCGAATCGTCAAATATAGCAGGAAAAGATTTCTGTTTATGCTGTGAATCAACAGAATCAATAATACGATGCTGTAACTTCTCGATGATGCCCAAGAGAATGCGCTGCTGCATGAGTGTGAAGTCACCGGAAATTTGGGAATACACCACAGGATTGTAGAGCCATCGCATGTCCCTGAGTTCCGAATACATGGAGTTGGAAGACACCATCAACTTATCCTGTTTAGATGACTGTTTACCCTGTTTTTCCTTTTTACCCTTCATAGGTTTATCCTTATTTTCATTCATAACTACAATTTACAAAAGTTGTTACCAAAATTAGCCGAAACAGTTACCACGTTTTACCAAAACAGTTACCAAGATTTTCCTTCCATAAATGATAAAACCCATAAATACAGGGGGATTGAATACATAAATACACCCTATATAAATAATATATCATAATAAAATGAAGTACTACCATTGATTATGTTGAATAAATAAGAATAACCATATATATGCTCACTTTTGGTAAAACGTGGTAACTATATTGGCAAAAAGTAGAAATAAGAATGGAAAAGAAAGAAATGTTTTGGTAAAACATGGTAACTATCTATTATCCGCTCTCAATTCCTATATTCACCGCACATACAAGCCTACAACACCTCAGATAGCATAATTGGGTGTATTTAGTTTTGGTAAAACGTGGTAACTATTGTACAGGATGACGCTCAACAAACTCTGTGATGGCACGAGAAAGAATATCGCCAATAGAAGTACGCTGCCCGGCAAAGTACTTCATACGATTCAATTTCTCATAGACAGAAAGCGGAATACGTGTCTGCACATTTTTCATCGGCTCCGCGTTCATCTGCTGTGAAAATACACCCACATATTGCTGTGTGGATGAAACCATGGGATTTTCTGGTGCAGAAGTTTCAGTCTCTGTAACAACAGATCCCACCGCATTTACCTGTACCATCATCTCTTCGTGTTCCTTAGCAGCCGGAGAACCAGCAACTATACTTTTCTTCTTGTAAGATTTCATATTTCAGTGATTTTTAATTTTACCATAAAAGATATTCAATCGGATGGAGAAGTCGTTTCAAGCAATTCCGTAATAAAGTCGTCATAGTCGTGTGCAGCGGTACAATCCGGGGCATAAGAGAAAATGTCCTGATGCTGGAATTGGCTCTCCCCTACCTTTACGCACTGGCGTATGCGCGTGTGGAACATTTCTGCCTCATAATTATATCGCAGGAACTCTGTAGTCTCTCGTGTAAGGTTGGTACGCTCATCAGCCATGACGATGAGCAAGCCCCGCATTACCAAATCAGAGTTGAGTTTACGCTGCACATTACGATAAGCCTCTATCATACGACCGATACCATCCACAGAAAGAGAACCAAGCTGCACAGGAATGATAACACCAGATGCTGCACCAAGCGCATTGTATGTAAGTTCGGAAAGTGCCGGAGCACAGTCAATAAGTACATAATCAAAACACTCCTCTATAAGAGAACCGCCCAGGTTTTCCGCTCCGAGATACAACGCATCCATATATGAGATGTCGTTGCCAAAGAGCGAAGCCAGAACAAGTTTAGATTGCATTTGGCGATGTAAATCTGGATCGATGTCCGCAAGAGAAGTAGATGCAGGACTATAGAAAAGTCCATTGTCGCTCTTATATACTGGAAGATGATTTTTATCACCATCTCTAAGTGCGTCAGCTACAGTGGAGATGATAGACATCTGTTTTATTTTTTCCCTCCATCCGAGCAGAGATGAAAGATTGCCCTGTGGATCGAGGTCGATGCACAGAATACGAAGAGACGGGTCACGACGAAGCAGGCCGGCCGCTACGTTCTGCACAGTAGTGGTCTTTGCTACCCCACCCTTATTATTGGCAAAAGCCAAAACTTCTTTGAGTCTATTCATAATGATATAATTTATATGTTACAAAATTAACGGTTTTAATCGGATTTACAAAACATTCATGTATTTATTTCTTCATTTATTCATAAATTCATTGATTTATGTATGTATGAAATTCTGATTTCAAAAAATACCCGGACACTTTTGATGCCAGGGCACACTTTTTCTCAAAATTATTTAGCTGTTGATACAGTCGTGGTATCAGTGCCCCAAGTGAAGTCTGCATCAATGGAGAACTGTGCAGATATGGGAGCAAGAGGAATTGCGCGTACAGGTTTGATGGAGTAACTTGTTTTCTCGCCTGCCACGGTAGTGCCACCCGTGTTGGAATCAGACCATGTGAAGGTGTAATACTTTTCAGTTCCGTATTCCGTAGAGCCTACCTTGCGATAATCTTCAGGACGATCGTAGCAAAGACAGCGGGCACCGCTCCAATAGTCAGTATGGAGGACATAACGACGCATGGCAGCAGCCTCAATGCGTGTAGGCATACGGTAAGGTTTGATTTGGTTGCCATACTTTACGATAGGGTCTGGAGTAGTTGAAAGCACCACACCTGTTATTTCCATCTTTCAGAAATTGGTGATTTTTTACAGGTTCTATAACGTAGGATTATTTACCATAGTTTTCCGGCGCTATGCCATCGGAAGCCAGGGATGCCGTAGTATGCTTGATGAGTTTGACAATCTCATGGTTGTTTTTGTCGAACACCGGGGCCTTAGAGTACAGCAGATCAGGCCGGCGGGACGGGTCGATGAAGGTGTGTCCAAGGCCCTGCTTTCGTGTCATCATTGGACGAATTTCCGGATCGTAGTCTTCCTTCCATTCCTGCAATGGCTGCTCATCGGATGAACGAGAGCCGCGCGGCCGGCGGTCGTGCCTGTCCCATACGTTCTGCGCCCAGAGAGCCATGTAATTGAGCGTCCCGAAGATTCCCTTATCACCTTCCCATGCAATGTCGGACTCGTCGATGCTGTCCAGACATCCAATCAGTTCAAGGTAGGCATTCATGCCAGGTACCTTCACAACCAGACGCGGTTCATCAAATTCCTCGTCATATACCCTACCCTGCTGCTCGATATACTCGCGCACGGATGTGCCCAGGCGGTACGCCTCTTTGATGTTGTCAAACGCCTGCGCACGCTGCGCAAGGTATGCCATACGGTTCTCGTTCTCACGATCCGTAATCTCGCGAAACTTCATATTATAACCATCCTTGCCGGGTTTCGGCTCGAAATTGGTCTTAAACGCATGGATTTTGCAGACGATGTGCGGGGCGAAAGTACTGATGATACATTGCCCCAGATCATTGCGGGCCTGGACGGTAGTTGCGATGAACGGTCCATGAAACTGCATACCCGTGTTGAAAGCCAAACTGCGGGGAGAAAGTTCCCCATCCCAGAAAGGGAGAGCTTGAAGTTTTTTTTCTGTACTCATAGATTTATGTATGTATGATTTAATGAATTGATGAATTTATGAAAGAATTGTTGAAAACAGGAATGCCAAAAGCCGCAAGAGCCAGTGAAATGGGGAGCAAGAAAAAGATTAAAACGACGGAAAAGAATAGTGTAGCCAATTTTGCAACCATTCCTGTCTGTTCAGGTTCTTCTTCATCATCTTCTTCTGTTGGAACAGTGGTAGATGTTGCAGGAGACATATTTTCTTCCACTGCCGGTTTCAATTGAGCAGATTCTGATGGAACCATATTGGGGATGATATGCAAGGTTACTTCCTCCTCAAATTCATCTGTAGTCTCCGACTCAGGATCAGGAATAAGTGCAACACAAGGATTGTTTTGGTGATTTTCTGCATTATCTATAACGCGGAACACTTTTGGTGTAATATCATTAGAAAGTCCCACTTCAATGATGGAGCCCTCTTCGATGCCAAGTTTTTCGGCCGTGGCTTCAGAATAAAGTGAAGCGCGGGAAACTTCACGTCCCATGATGGTGACGGAGTTGAAATATGCCACAGGTGTACGACGGCCTGTCTTTCCCACTGTAATTTCGATACGTGTGCAGGTAGTGATAACCGTCTCCGGAGAAAACTTATAAGCGATGTTGCCATGCGGATGATGAGCGGTTGAACCGAGAGAGTCAGCAAGGTTTTTATCATCCACTTTGATAACAAGTCCATCAATAGGATAGGGCAGAGAGTTCCTGTTTTCCCGATCATCAAATAGCGAAATATACTCGATAATTCCATCAATATATGAAGCATCAAAGCAAGAGGGGCACTCAACATTGAAGCCAAGGGAATGTACTGCAAACATCATCGACTCGAAGTGCGATCCGTTGGCAGAGAAGCAAGGAGCGTTCACTTTCCATGGAACGAAAGCGAGCAGAGCACAGTCAGGAGTCGCTACTTCCATATTGCACAATGAACTTGCAGCTGTACGACAATCGGTATAAAGACGGCTTATTTTATTGAGATTGGCTTTTGGGCAAACAATTTCCCCATATATTTCTATTCTACCCAGCTTCAATCCTATCAGGGCAGGAAGCTGCTGAGGGATTCCGGAGATAAGGCCGGCATGGGCTGTGATGTCCTGACCCTGCAAACCATTGCCACGAGTAGAAGCACTGATGAGTTGTCCATCCTGATATACCAAAGAGCAACTTATGCCATCATATTTGTATTCGATGGAAACTTGAAAATTGTCATGTCCTATCTTACTGATTGTATTATTCAGCCAAGTAAGAACAGCATCACGTGTTTTTGCCTTTTGGCAAGAACGCATGGGGGTGCGGTGTGCAATAGTGCGTCGGCCGTTGTCGGAGAGGTCAGAGCCTACTTTCTGAGTAGGAGAATCCGGCAATGTCCATTCCGGGTGCTGTTGCTCACATTGCTCTATCTGAGAAATGAAAACATCAAAAGCTGCGTCCGTAATGGAAGGGTTCGATAGAACGTAATAATCGTAAGAGGCTTTGTTCGCCTGATTGACTAAGGAAATATATTCTTGCTGTGTCATTGTTTTATGATTTCATTGTCAATTTCAAACAGATACTTATATTTTTCCATATATTTAACTTGTTAGTGTGATCTATGGATTTAATTTCGGTGATTATTGATTAGTATATAACGGAACAATCCAATGCAATATCGTATGTCCAGACATCTTCATAGTAATGGGATGCCTTGAGATCGATGAGTTCGTAGGCGTTCCAATCGTCGCATGGGACCAGAAAAAACTTACCATCCGTATTTTCGTTCGTAACTTGATCTTTGAGAGACTGCATACGTGACATGAAGTCTGAGTAATCATCCTCATAATCTTCCTCATCAGTCTCAGACATAACCATATCAATTGTCTCTACGAACTCGCTGGAATCAGTATATATGGAATAATTGCCATCATTCTCATAGACATCCATCATGTCATAATTATTATAAACGGCGCCTTGGCTCTCATAGAAATGCCACCCATCACGACGACGAAGAGAAACCACCTCTACACCATACAATTCTGTAATTTTTGCTGCCTGCTCATAAGAATAAAAGCCAACAACAGCACCATGCAAATTGCGTGGATAGCCATTGATGCCGCTGGTAATCTCTACGGAGGTAAGGTCATCATGATCTTCTACTATCATATCACGCAGCTCATAGGAATTTACATACATAAATGGATCTATCATCACCTGTATGCGGAAAGGATTCATGCCAGTTTCTGACAGTTCGTAAAAGTCAAGTGACTTATCAAAGTAATCAGAATCCTTCCAGTCCTCACAAAGTTCTTCATGGTCATCGACATCAAGACTCTTCACGCGAGCAAAGTGAAGCAAGTGTTTTCTCAATTCCATGTCCTCGTCAGATGGTCTCCAAAAACCAAATCCAGAGCCACCATTACCGGTTGAAACGTATGCCACACAGTCACCACGTCGAAGAGTATTGATGATTGCATTGACTACCTTGTACTGTTCATCTGAATGTCTTGTATTCATAATTAAATGTTTTATGCCTCTCAAAGGCGGTTAATACTTTTATATTCTTGTTTCTGATGCAAAGGTATTGCTTTTTCTTTAATCATCAAAACAAAAAGAGAAATAATTTCGCTTTTTGTTGAAAATAATCTGATTTATGGTTGTTTGCTCGTTTTTATAGCCCAAAAGTCGGCTGCTGCCTGCATACAATCACATATTGCTCGGTCGATAGATTTGTAATTATCCTGAGTAATGTGCAGTTGGTGTCCATCCTTAGTGCCTCCAGCCTGTATGATGCAGAAGTCCGTGCGGCCTTTTGCGGTTACAATATACTCTCCACGCTGGTGCAAGGCTTTCATCACTGTGTCATACTGGTCAGGAAGGGTAGGAACTACCTGACAGCGGATAAAAGGGAACTCGTTGGCAGAGAGTAGAGGGAAACGGTGTCCGTATTCCCCTGTCACTTCTGTTATTTCAAAAGTAAATTTCATCATAATATGAATTTATGATTACGTGAATATATGAATTACGCTGCCAGTTCGTACAAGTCGGAAACAGTCAGTCCATTCTGTACAGCCCAGAAAATCATACTCATGGCCTCGTTCTTAGAATATATGGTAATGCTATTATCTACCTTACTGTTTAACCAATCACAACCTCGCCACACACGTCCTTGCTTTTCGTATAAGTTGTGGTAAAGTTCATCCACCCTGTAGTCATTGTTATATAATTCCTGATACTTCATCCCATCGACCTCTCCAACATACTCATCAAGTACATTTTTGTCAGAGCACGCAGAGGAGTTCTCGTACAGCCAGTCTGCCGTTTCATTCATAAATTCATCCTGTAAGTCTATGGCATCCTCATTGAGCAGGCAGAGCGTGAGGTATGCACCTATGCACCGCTGTTCATCGCCGAATGCTTCTATCTCGTCAAAGTTCTGTGGCATAAATGACCAAAAACCATCATGGTCGTGATAATGTTCGTGAATGTAGTCGGAGAATTTTTGTTCCTGGCGAAATTTTGACAACCACTCGTGCATTTTTGTACGCCATTCCTCTGCCATATAGACCGTGAAATACATGCAGTCATTTTCAAAATTGTAGTACTTTGGAGAATGTATCGTTTCCACCTGAATGCTATCAAGACCATATTTTTTGAGAATTGGGACCACGTGCTCATCAATAAAATCACATGCGCGGTCGATAATTTCCAGTTCCCATTTATCGCGATCCACGGTGAAATAAGAGAATGGGTGCTCATCATCCGCGTAGCATTCCGACATGCTTTCCTCGTAATCGGAAGGGGATAATCGTGTGCCATACATCCCCACGAATACACATGGGAATAGATTGGAACTGATGGAAAAACTCTCGATGTGATTGTTGTTTGTTTGCATTTTCTTTTGATTTGTGAGCCATTTGCGGCTCGGTGAAACATCTTTGTTATTGAATATGTGCAAAGGTAACATCTTTATTTCAATTCTACAAGAAAATAAAGAAAAACATTCTTGTTTTCTTGAAATTATTGATGTTTTCTTATGCTTTCGGCCAATTCCGGACATCTCCGGCACAGATTTTCGATAATAACCTCAATAGAAGTCACTTCCTCGACGACGTTGCCAAAACCATTCATGTCTCCGATGGATCCGGGTTGATAATCTCCTGTCGTCTCGCCGCTATCAATATAGACCGCTCCATCCGGTCCAGGTGTAAAGACGAGCGATGCTATAGTCTCATTATTTTCGTTGATGGCGAAAACAGGACATTCCGCTCTAAGCCCGAAACAAGCCATGCCTCTTTCCTTGGTCATCTCGTAGAAGTTCAGACCGGTACGCTTATCCACTTCCCGCAGGATAGGAAGCACAAGGGCATCGGTCCAATGAAGCGTGACGGATCTATATGACTTAGAGGATAGTTTGTGGTACTCACCCATCTTTTTCGCGGATAACTTCTGGTATCTCAATGAAGCTGCATGGGCTTTTTCGGCTTCTTTCTTGATGCTTTCCTCTACTTTCTTTTGCTCGGCATAGGCGTTCAAATAAGCCTCCTTAATGCTCTGTATCGTATTGCTCATATTTGTATTCCTTTCTCGTCATAAATACTTATCACATTGTGATTTTGAATGTAAAAACTATAATTCAATTTTTTCTTCAGTGAGTACAAAAAATCACTAATATATCCTCTGTACTTGGAAAGATTTTCTTTTGTGGGCTTTTCCAACTCGGAAGATAGATCCACATCGAGTTCCAAGGTTACGTAAAAACATTTTCTTGCCATAAATGTATGTATGATTTAATGAGTTTATGAATTTATGAAAAGTCAGAGTTCACCAAGAGAATTAAGCGTGGCTTCTATATAAGAATAATTCGTACTCCATGAGCATGTAGAAGCACGACTCATCAGTTCAAGCAAAATGTCATCAACAACAACCTCTTTTTTCTCATCTTTAGTCTTACAATCGCCAAAATCATATCCCATGCCGACTGCATCGTTTAGATGACTTTTGGCTCTCTCACGGATAAGTTCCCGTGAATTTATCCTCAAAGTGTCGATGTCTGTAAATATGCCCATAAGGACTAAACTACCAGTTGATAACCATTGGTCGCCCTCATACAGCAGATATACTTTTTTTTGTTCCATATCTTAATGAATTTATGAATGTATGAAATAATGATTTTATGAAATTATGAATTATCGCCACCACTTTCGCAAAAATGCTATATCTTTCTTTGTAAGTTTCATATCACTAAAAAATCATTTGTTATTAAATAAATTCAGTTCGTAATTAGAGGGTTAGTATAGCACTAAGACATCTCGATGCCTATCTTCGCAGGGCTTGACACATAACTCAACAATCTCTTCATAGCGGTAGAAAGGCATTTGTCCTGTTTCGTCCAGAGTTGGATATGTCACCTCCATTTCCTGGTCAAACTTTGATAATTCTTGTATCAATTCTTTGATAGTCATAAGTATTCTTGTTATTAGTTAATAATGTCTTCTTTAATCAGTGATTTCGCCCCCCCCATATAACGTGGGGGATTCTGGCTTATCTTCTTTGATAACTACCTCATGCCCGGCATCCTCAAGGCATCGGACATAGTGCCCTATCTGGTCGGCCGCCAGAGGCAGGAGAACAAAAAGATAAGGATAGTCTTCTGCATCCTCTGTAAACACACGCGGAGCGATAGCCGGGAAATGATTAAGCACTACTGAAGCTATTTGGGCATCCCGTCCGTAAAGTTCGTAATACTCGCCCATTAGGAAAAAAAATATGGTGGAATGATTCGCCTTTTTCAGTTCGTGGAATCGCTTGTAATTTCGGCCGTAATGCTCGCGTGCCATATCCAGCGTGTAGCCATACTTGGCAGCGATGGCAGCGTCTTCCTCGGTGATTTTCTGTGATTTCGCAGACACGCTATAACGGGGTGCATCCTGTACTGTTTCCGTTGCTTCCGACACCTCGGCCGGGGTTGGAGAGGGTGCAACCTCTCCCGTGTCCGTGTCTGCCTCCTGCTGCTCACCCTGACCAAACCATGCACGCACGGTGGCGATGGCGTAAGGCTCCGTAGCCTGCCACTGCTTCGCCTCCTTGTTCCAGATGCAGCCATGCGCCTTGATCTCGCGCTTATGGAAATACGTATCTTTCCAATCGGCACCCACTACGGCCACACCGCCTTCCGGTAGTTCTACCAGTGACAAACCGGGCGCGGGGGCTGCGTTGCTCTCTGTTGCCTCGTTTTCTTTGCTCTGGCGGCTTTTCTTGCCGCGTGTGGTGGTCGGGTTGGGCGTGGGTGCTTCGGGCTTCTTATAGTAACTTGTATGAACAAAAACACGGTGTGCAATCTCACCCGTATATACACGGCTGTAGTCTCCGTGGGGAAATACCGTACACACGGAAAGTCCAAAGGCCTCAGACACGGCGCGTACTTCCGCATCCGTATAGTCGTGCGGCTTCTCATAGTTGCCGTCCTTGCCTTCGTCGGCGGCGGGTGCTGCTGCGTAAATGGTAGCAATGAGTTCGGCGCGTTTCTCGTCGCTCATCGTGCGGTTAGTCTCGATGGAGTTTGAAGTACCAATAAACTTGTCGGCAAAGTCCGTGTGCTCTTCCCTGACGGTATATGCCATGTCCTGCATACCGTCGAAGGAGTCGTGGAATGTTACAAACAGGTTCAAATCGGTGGCGGCGTCAAATTCTTCTTTGGTCGGTCCATCCTGCCAGCTTACCACATAGTCTTTACCCCATCCGTCGTACTTCTTTACTGAGAATTTAACACCGGGGAAGGCCGCCTGAGCCATCGCCAATATATTGCGTTTGCGGGCGTTGTTGCGCTTCGTCTCGGCACTCCTGAGTGCTTTTGCTTCGCGAGAGTTCCGGCGGTGGCGATAGTCTAATTTTTCGTAGGATCTATAACAAGAGGCCACGGCGTCATCGTAGGGCTTAATCGGATCCATGATGCCCTCCCATTTCTGGCAGCGTGCGCGGTAGTCTGCCAGACGGTCGGCGGCTTCCTGTTCCTTCTGGCGCTCCTCCTCGGCCTTCTGTTCAGCAAACAGGCGGCGGAACTCTGCAACCTCGGAGGCCATAACCTCCTCCCATGTCAGGGGACTATAATAGTAGCGCACATAGTCGTAACCCTCAGCGTCTGCCAGATACCAGCGGCCGGACTTATCCACGACGGCGGCGGCGATGGTATAAAATGTGGATAACTCCTCCTTTGTCGGGTTGAACTCGCAGAAGTCGTCACCGACATCCTCGGAACGGCATCCGCCATGCAGCGCGTAGTCAGCAACCAGGCGGTCGCAGTCCTCGGGAGATGTGGGCAGCTCATCAACGCGGATCACCTTCTCAATACAGCACAGGCGGGGGAGGTCTTCGCGTTCCTCGTCCTTGAACTTAACAAGGTACTTTAATTCATCCCTGTAGCCTCCGTCACCCTTAAAATAGGTGGACACAGCCCACACGAATTGTCCTTCACGTATAGGGGCGGGGCAGCCGGCGCCCTTGTGCTCGTCGGCTTCCAGTTCGTGCGCATGGAACTGGCTACGCTCGTATGCTTCGGCCTTTTCATGGATAGCCTTGCGGGCCTCACTTTCGGCGGCAAGTACAGTTTTTTCACCAAAGGTTTTAAGGAATGCCGGACGGCTCAGTGGAGCCATGACGCCGGCCCATCCACATATACCTTCATATTGTTCGTTTTCCGTGTGATATGCAGCGGAAAGTATAGGATTAGACAATACTTCGGCCAAACGGGCCACTATCTGCTCAAATGATACTGAATTTTTCATAACTCGATATTGTTTTATGATTTTTGAAAATCGGTGAATTTTTGGATATGCTATAAAAGGGATTATTTTACGTTTTGACGACGAACAGACGGGAAGTCGCAACTGGAGAAAGATGCGGGTAGGGCGTATGTGTCGTATAAGTCACAACCATGCACAAAATGAAAGCAATCATCATGCCGTAACTCATACACGGCGATACCTGCAGAACGTCGGAATATCTTTACCGTGGCAGACATGCTATAGGCGTTAGAAATCATTTTATTAGAGGTTCCCCACCATTCTTTAGCAATTAAGCTCCATAGGTGGCCAGAAATGGCGATAAAGTAGGCATAACATCGGCGACCGCCTTTTTCCTCAATAGCAACATACTTTTTTTCTTCCATAATAATATGATGTTTTATTGTTTTTGGAGATTGGAATATACACTTTGCGGGTATTTTTTTAAGCTCATCGCGTTTAACAGCCGTTCAGCCGTTTTCTCACGTCCCGAAATTACATTACCCGATATGTTGTAATGACATTTCATGTATAACCTATAAGCCCTCTGGTTGTACTCTGTATTGCTCATTCGTTCGTTATATAACAATACAAGCGATAATGCCCTATTATAAAGCCGATGGTTCCCAAAGGCCCTGTATATACGGTTTATCTGAACAGATAAATCTTTTTTACTTTTCATACTCGTTACTTTTCAGTCAATAGGGGCGAAAAAGAAAATTTCCAGGATAAAAACCACACCCATGAAGACAAGGGCTAAATTAGTGGCCTTCTCGTGCCGTTCCATCCATTCGGCGGCAGCATAGGAAACGCGGAGCTGCAGGCGGTAGATACGCGGAAGCGTGGTGAAGTGGTAACGGCACCAGCGTGCAGCGTTACGACAAGACTGGATAAAACGGGCCAGAAGTACAACGACAACAGCAGTAAAGGACATAAGGGTCTTTTTTGTGAGGGCTGCAAGGTTTACATCGGCAACCGAGTCTATAAATGACAAGGAAGAACTTTGATTTACTTTTGCTTTCATTGTTTTATGATTTTTGAAAATCGGTGAATAATTAGAGGAAATATAACGGGGATAGCCGGAACCATCCCCGGTCAGTATTAGCAACATGCGGCCTTTAGGCATCCGCGTTCGGTGTCCAAATTCTCGTAAATGGCTTCGCCGTTGCTAAATGTGCCAATACACGCCAAGAGGTTTTCGCTGCATTGCTCGAAAACGTCTTCACACTCTTCCACGAGGTTGCGGAATGTTTCATAAATTCGTTTGATGATGTTTTTTGCCTGTATCTTACACATGCCCCGATTCTCCAGCCACTCATCCTTTATAACGTCCTCAGCAGTCAAAGCATAACGGCCTGTGAGTTCGTACTCATCATAGATAGAGTCAAGTTCCACAGAGGCGGACCAATCAAAATTAGCACCGGAATAATAACCGGATGTTGCACCCGCTTGCACCTTCACGTATGCAGTTATACCGGCTATTTCCACGGCCTTCACACGTTCGGCAAAATAATGGGTGTTATAGGAGCGGTCCCCATCGTTTTCGTCTATCTCGCCCCATCCCAGGCGCAGCAAAGCGGCTTTGCAAGACTCGATGGAAAAATCAAAATCATCTTGTGTGCGGCACTCATCATATTCACCCAACCATTCTTGGGGGTAGTTGTTGGCGTCTATAGTCTCCTGATCGTAATACTTGTTAAACCCAAAAGCAAAAATCTTGCTTGCGTTTGCGGTTGCAAAATTCGGTGTACTCATATTTTTTTGTTTTATGCCTCACTGGAGGCGGTTATTTATTTTTGTTGATGCAAAGGTACGGACTTTATTTGATACCGCCAAACATTTTGAGAAAAAAATTCGCGTTTTCTTGAAAATAATTTCTTTTTGTCCGTTTTTAAAATTTGAAAGGGCATTTTTAGAAACATAAAACAGTGAAAATTCACATGTTCTATAATGAAGGTATATGTATAGGCACACGCTCTCGCCTGCTGGACATGTAGCCACATGGCGGGTATTCTTCCGGACATGGATCACCCACGGCGGGCACTCTTCCAGACATGCAGCACCACGGCGGGCACACCCTGCCGGACATGCAGCACCACCGGGCACACCTTGCCGGACATGCA